TTAGCGCAGATTGAACGTCGACGGATCGGGGCCGATGCGACCGTCGGCCGCGTCGAGCCCGGTGATGCGTTCTACCTCGTCGGTGCTGAGTTCGAATCCGAATACATCGAAGTTGGCCGCGATGCGCGCCGGCGTCACCGACTTGGGAATGACGACGTTGCCCAGCTGAAGATGCCAACGCAGGATCACCTGCGCTGCGCTCACCCCGTGGCCCTCGGCGATGGCGCCAATGGTCGGGTCGTCCAGGATCGTGCCCTGGCCAAGTGGCGACCATGCCTCGGTGAGAATGCCGTACTCGGCGTGGAAGGCGCGCAGCTCGGGCTGGGTGAACCGGGGATGCAGCTCGATCTGGTTGAGAGCAGGCACTTCTCCGGTTTCATCGATCAGCCGCTGGAGATTCTCGACGGTGAAATTGCTGACCCCGATGGCCTTGGCTCGGCCGTCGGCCTGGATTCGCTGCAGAGCCTTGAAGCTGGCCACGTACTCGTCGAGTTCGGGCACCGGCCAGTGGATCAGGTACAGGTCCACATAATCGGTCTCCAGCCGCTCCAGGGAGGCGTCAAACGCGCGTAGCGCGCTGTCATAGCCCTGATCGGCATTCCACAGCTTGGTGGTCAGGAAGACATCCCCACGGGGAACCCCGGACTGCGCGATGGCGCGTCCTGTGCCCTCCTCGTTCTCGTACACCTTCGCGGTGTCGATGCTCCGGTATCCGACCTGCAGTGCGGTCGATACCGCCGCCTCGGCTTCGTCACTGGGCACTTGCCAGACGCCATAGCCGAGCTGGGGAATCGTGGTACCGGAATTGAGCGTCACGTTGGGGACTATCTGGGGAACCGTCACGGTCAACCCAACGCGGGGCGTCGCGGAGTATTCCCGGGGGTCTCGGGGGGTAAATGAAACGCCCCGCTCCCAATGCTGGGAGCGGGGCGTTTCTGGTGGTGCGCCGTCAGGGGCTCGAACCCCGGACCCGCTGATTAAGAGTCATCGAGTGCGGTAGAATTGAGCTGCGGATAACCTCTATTTGCGCAGGTAAGCCCTATATACTGAACAACATAGTGCACCATAGTATTCATTCTTTTAGCTACAGCTAAGCTACAGCGGCAGGGCCTCGCGAGGCGTTTGCCCGACTCGGATGACAACGACGGAGAACGAAGCCATGCGATGCCCAACCCCTCAACTCAAGGGTTATCCCGACAAGACTGCGGCAGCCGACGAGCTGGCCCGTCGTTATCGAAATCCGCCGAAGGCCGTCAAGCCGTACGAGTGCGACTGCGGAGCGTGGCACCTCACGCCGCGCCAGCGCGCAGGGCGCGGTGAGGGCAAGCCTTACAAGCGCGGGGATGGTATGTGGATCTGCGCTGTGACTGTGCCGGGTGCAGACGGCAAACAGAGGCGAAAAACGGTCTCAGCGAAGGACCGCGGTATGGCGCTTGATCGGCGCAAGAAGCTGCTGGAGGACATCGCCAAGGGGAACATCATCCAGTCGCCCAAGATCACGGTCAGTCAATGGCTCGATCACTGGCTGGAAACTATCCACAAGCCGAACGTGAAGCCCAAGACCTACCGATACTACGAATCGGGGGTTCGTCTGCTGATCAAGCCACACATCGGCAAGAAGCAGCTCGCCAAGCTGACGCCCGAGGATGTTCGTGCGGTTATCAAGAAGATCAACGAAACGGGCTCGACACGGAACGCAGTCAAGGCGCACCAGATTCTTCAGAAGGCGCTCAAGAGTGCGATCAACGAAGGCGTACTTGAGCGCAACGTCGCCACGATGGTCAAGAAGCCCAGCCACGTGACTGCGGAGATTCAGCCGTTTACAGCGGCCGAAGCCAAGCACGTCATGAGGACTGCGATCGACTTGAATGACCCCCTGGCGGATCGTTGGAGTTTCGCGTTCCTGACGGTGGCCCGCCCGAGTGAACTCAACGGCCTTGAGTGGAGCCGGGTCGACTTCGACAACAAAGTCTTGGATCTGTCCTGGCAGCTACAAGAGCTGACGAATAAGAGGCACGGGTGCGGAGAGCCCAACGACGATGGCGTCTACCCCTGCAAGCGAAAGCGCGCGGCCTGGTGCCCGCAGGCGGAGTACGACTTCCAACCCGGCTTTGAGTACCGCCCCTGTCACGGTACTCAGGTGTGGACGCGCCCCAAGACGGCCGTGGGTAAGCGCTCGCTTCCTCTCATCAAGCCGCTGGAAACTATGTTGCGCTTGCGATTAGAGCGCCAGAAGCCCGGACACCTGGACCTAGTTTGGGCTCACGATGACGGTCGGCCGTATGGTCCGACGGAGATGAATGAGCGATGGCATGCGCTCATGGTGGCCGCTGGGTTCGAGTTTGATGAATCCGTTACCGGCCGTAATGAAATTGAGATCGAATCTGGTAACTCGGAAATCCCAGATTTGCCTAGCAGAATGCTCTATGCGTCAAGGCACACTGCCGCAACGCTTTTGATGGAACTGAAGGTCCCCGAAGATGTGCGGATGGCGATCATGGGTCAGAGTTCTGTTGTCGCGCATCGCGGTTACGTCCACGTGGATCAGACGCAGACGAAGGCAGCATTGTCAAAACTGGCCAAGTTGTTGAATCCAGCGCTACATTGAGTCCCACGCGGGGGCTGTCAATTGGCAGGCTGCGCGCCGTAAAGCATCGTTGCCACGGCTGCGGGGCGCTTGTGGCGTATGGAACAGGGGATGATCTTGTTTGTAGCCATATACCCCTCTGTCGGTGAGGTCATATATCACCACGTCGGGCCACACGCGATGGTGTACATCGGTCAGCTAATTCAGCTCGTCACAGGGTCGGTTGTGGTGATCCCGTGCCGGCGTGTCAACGCCGCGCAGCTCGCGGTTCAGTTCTACGCGCTTCGACAACAGGATGTGTGGACAGAAACCGATGATGGCCTGCTGACGCATGTGTCGGTGCCCATCGATTTGTCGTGGCAGGAGCGTCCCTGCGCCGCCCCGATCGACATGCGGCGAGGGTCGAAATGGCAACCACGCGGCGGTCACCTACTCAACTGCTGAGTCTTGGCTTTACTTGGGGGTGTTGGTTCGAGTCTGGCGATTCGTTTTCTTTGGGGCTCCAGGCTCAGGTTTAGTCTTGGAGCCCAATACTTTTGGGGCACTTTCAGTGTCCCTGTCGCCATCATTTTCGCTCGCTTTGATCATCTCGCGCAAGAGCGACAGCATGAGGCCGAGCTGAGCGTCACCCAATTTTTCGGCGCCAGGGGGCAGCATCGCCGCCAGTCGTGAGACGTCCTCTTCGACGGGTAGGCCGACAGATCGGGCTATCGACAGCAATATGACATCGAGCTTCACGTTGAGCGCGCGAGCCATGCCTTCTATCGATGCGGGTTCTGGGAACTCCTTGACTTTGATCCCGTTGGTGATCTGGTTCCAACGTTGGGCCTTCACCACTCCGCCGCTGGCGTCCTCTAGGTCCTTGTATGTCCGATCACCCTTGAGCGTGAGTATCAGGTCTTGGAGAGTCAACCCATCCTCATCGCTACTCGCGTTGGTTATAGGCATCTTGTCTTCCGATCGTCGGTGTTCACTAGTAGTTAGCGGCCCTATCAGTTCTATTTGATCTCGAAATTACCGGTAATGCAACTAGTAGCTCGTGGTTGCTGAACCTTACAACATCACTGCTCAGTGCGCAGGGCTTCGTTAGTCCGCCCGCGTGGCGGACTAGTAGATTCGCTAGACACGCCATATCAGTGGTTGACAGAGTGATAGCTAGTAGTTGATGATCTACGCATCCCGTTCACCTACTAGTCACCGCATCGTTATGGGGTGACGCTGAAGGGTTGTGAATACGTGGCGCACGATGTCAGATCAGTCGAGGTCAAGAACCTACCGCTGCTGCGCAGCCTGGTCGGTCCTGAGCCCGAGAAGCTGATGACGGCTCGTAATCTGGCTCAAAGAATCGGCAAGCACCCGTCTTTCATCGGCCACCTCCTCAGTGGCGATCCCGATCGTTGCCGAACCTTCTCTATCGAAGTGGCGCAGGCGATTTCGGTGGCTCTCGGCGTGAAGATGTCGAATCTTTTTCAGCCCGCATCATCAATTACCAGACAACGACGTACCAACCAACAGGCGAGTTGATGTCCGATCTGATCACGGGCGAGATCACCGTCGGAATGGAACCGATCTTCGTACCCAAGAAGGTCGCCGCTGCGGCGCTGGGTGCGATCTCTCTGAACAAGCTCAATGAACTCATTAGGACAGGTCGTATCAATCCCCGAGTGTTAGACGGACGCGTGATGTTCACACCCGAGGAGTTGCGGAGATTTGCTGCCGAGCTGCCCTCTTGGGAGCCCCCAGAGAGTCGGGGGCACTGATGGCGCTGAAACTCGGTTCACTGTTTTCGGGCGCTGGAGGCCTGGATCTTGGTGTCACTTCCATCTTCGACGCTGAGACCGTCTGGATCTGCGAATTCAACAAAGACGCTCAGAAGGTGCTCGCGGCCCGCTTTCCGGGTTTACCCAACTTGATCGACGTGACCGCCGTGGACTGGACCACGGTCGAGGGTGTTGACATCCTGTGCGGCGGTTTTCCCTGCCAGGACGTGAGTTGCGCGGGTGTCCGCAAGGGGTTGACCGATGGAACGCGCTCGGGCCTGTGGTCCTACTTCGCCGAGGCCATCTCAGTGCTTCGCCCGAAGTTCGTCGTGATTGAGAACGTGAGGGGTCTACTCAGTGCAACCGCCGATCGCAACATGGAACCCAGCGACTCAGACCTGGGAGAAGACGCAGGACAGCCTTCACTCAACGCGGCCGGAGCCGTACTCGGAGACCTGGCCGGACTCGGGTATAACGCGAGCTGGCGGACTGTATCCGCGTCATGGTGGGGAGCCCCGCATCAGCGCGAACGAGTCTTCATCCTTGCCTATCGCGCCGACCTCACGGCGGCAGAAGTCGAAGAAGCAATCCGACCCGAATCAGGAGTCATTCCTGACCTGACCGGTATCGGCGACGGTGATCTACTGCCGACGCCCACCGCGGGGTACTACACCCGCGGGTCTAAGCATCTGATGCTGCCGTACGTCGCGCAGTACGCAACGGGACATGATCCGGTGCCGAATCGGCCAGACCTCAAGGGTCGGCCCGATCCGCTGCTGCCGACGCCCATTGCGCTCCAGAACAACACGCACAACAGCGCGGGCAAGCCGATGTTGACCGGGCTGGTCAAGGAGCTGTTCCCCACACCGCGGGTGAGCGACGGCAACGGTGGTGCGGGGCACCACGGCACCGGCGGACCTGATTTACGGACGGCCATCGATGACACGTTCGCGCTCATGCCCACGCCGATGGCTACAGACGGTGTTCGTAAGGGGTATCACCCGAATCGGCGTCGCGAAATCGGCATCGGTGTATCGATCGTTCAGATGATCGACCTCGCGGTCGCGTACAACGAACCCGAGTGGCACCAGTACGACCCCGCGGTGAAGCGGTGGGAAGCCCTCTTCCGACCCGCGCCATACCCCGTGGTCCCTGGTGGCGGGTCGCCGCAACTGAATCCGCGGTTCGCCGAGTGGATGATGGGCTGGCCGCTGGATTGGGTCAATATCGAAGGACTCTCACGGCGCGCGCAACTGCGCATCTGTGGCAATGGCGTGGTGCCGCAACAGGCAGCCGGCGCGCTGCGCTGGATGCTCAGTGACCTACTCGCAGAGCTGCATGCGTCGGTGGCGGCATGAGCACCGTTGACCAGTACATACCCGCGGTCGAGCTACTGGAGCCGCTAGGACTGACCTGGAGTCATCAGACCAACCTCTCTGGATTACTCGGGGCCAACGACGAGGGCAAGGACCTCGCGGCGATCGACCGGGCCGACCTCAAGGCATACCAGGTCGCCACCGCAGAAATGGAAATGGTCAGCATCCTTCCGACCTTCGTCCACGACCAGCTCGAAGCAATCGCGATTCCCGACCGAATCGTGTATTACCGCCACAACTTCTATCTGATGGGCATCGAGACGGGCGCGGAGGTTCATCGCTCGACGATCGCACTCATGGCGTTGGCCGCGCGAGGCAAGAGCTACGACCCCGCGGCTAAGAAGCGCATCAAGGGTCTACCGATGGACATCGACCGCGGGCTGATCGTGCACATCCCCGAGGGTGCGAAGAAGGCCACCGTGCACTGGGTCAACCTGCTACGCGGATGGGGCGATGTGTCGCTGGCACACCGGCTCTCTGAGCTTCGCAAGCGCACCATCAAGGACTACATCGCGCCCGTGCGGCGTCCCGACGACCGGCCCAAGAACGCTCAGGCGTACCGCCGTCGCGGCCAGTTCGACAACTTTTCAAACAGGACACGCAAGCGGTTCGACGTACTCGCGGCACGCGCGAAGGACATCGAAGAGCTGCGCGACGTGTACACGCGAGCGCACAAGAACATTGCGCTCACCCCCAGCTTCAAAGAGGCATGCAAACGACGGCTAGCGGAGCTGTCGGCCTCCTAGAAGGGCATCACAACAACGACACCAACGAATGGAAGGAATGAGATGTCATCCAAAGAAATGACTTTCGGCGACTACGCGTCCTGGCTGATGTTGGCCATGACCGGGCCGATCGTCGCGGCGGCGTACCTGATCCGAGTGGGGGCGTTCTGATGGACACCAACTACCCGACATACCCCAGCGGCACCATCGCGTACTGGGTATGCCCACGCAACGACAACCATGTCTCAGTACTGTTGCGAGACGCCAACGGCTGGAACCTTTCCGGGGTTGCTGAGCGTGGCAATTTCACCATGTTCATGGAGCCTCTTAAGTTGGGCCTCGCGCTGTTGACAGGTCATTCGATCCCGGTCATCAGCGACCAAGACTTCCATGAACTCCAGCAGGGACCCAAGCCGATGGTCGTGACCATCGTGCACATTCCCACCGCGCCGTTGATCACCGACGAGGACGAAGAGGTGGCCGACCATGCGTGAGTATTCCACGGGTTCAATGGTGTTCACCATCTGCCCGGACAACGACAACCACGCCGTTTTCGGTCTACGCGCCGAGGACGGCTGGTATCTCATGCAGGTCACCGAATCGAGCACGCTCAAGATCACCCAAGAGCCGTCCACCGACGAGGAGATAATGGGCGATCTGGATATGACGTGGATCGTCTGCCGCGACCCGTCGATGACGATCATCGGGCCGGATAAGACGCGGCCGGACGAGTGTCCCAGTGGGAGTATCATTTTCAGCCGGATGGATGATCATCCGTTCGCGATCGTCGCTGGCCTGAAAACGCTCGACGGCTGGGAATTCGCGCGTATCAACCCAGAAGGCAAGTTTGAGGCGATGGCGTTCATCCATCACCTGCTGACTCACCACTTGGGAATGAACGTCGGACTACCGCAGGACGAAAACGTCTTCGGTAGCGACAGTGTTGACCCGCGGTACGTGATCGGTGGCGACTGGACAATCGTCCACGTCCCCACGGTCGTCACCACCCCGGTATCGAAGGCGGCGGAGAACTAATGGACCTGATCGTGGTGGACCTAGAGACCACAGGTCTTGACACCGATGTTCACTCGATTCTGGAGGTGGCGGCGGTCAACGTCGCCACCGGCCAGGAACTCTACTTTGTGCCCTACATCAAGCCTGATCAGATGATGTTGGCCGACCCGGAAGCGTTGCGTATCAACAGGTATTACGAGCGCGGCGTGTTCCGCAAGATGCTCAAAAGTCCGGCCGACAACGTCCAAGCCTATCGCGAGCTGTTCGACATGCTGAAAGACAACAGGCTCGGCGGCGCTAACCCGCGGTTCGACGCCGACATGCTGGTCAGGGCGGCGGGCTACGCGGAGTCTTGGCACTACCGACTGGCCGATGTGTGCGCGTACGTCAGTGGCGCTCTGGGATTCGACCCGAGCGACATTCGCGGCCTGCACGACGTGTGTGTATCACTCTCGGTGGACACCGGCGCTGAGCACAGCGCCCTAGACGACGCCAGGGCGACCGCAGCATGCTTCCGGGCCGCCGCACTGGGACCACGGAGTCGATGATGGGAAGGCTCAAAGAGTGGTTCGGCCAACTCGTGCAACAGCTTCCGTCGCTAGACGTGGAGGCGCGCGTAGAGGTCGACAACTGGCTGACCGCAGGCAACAACCTGATCGTGGAGGCCGGGGCGCAGGACCATCAGTTGTTCCTGCGCATGAACGGTAGTGACTGGCCGCTGCGATCGGGCACGTACGCGCTGGTGACCAGTCAGGGTCGGCGGCTGCTGCTGTCAACGCACTGGGACGAAGTTGACGACTGGGCGGTCTACGTCGGCACCGAGACGGTAGACCAGCACGACACACCTCCGGTGTGGGACGTGAAGTTCCGCATCGTCCCCTTTCACCGAGTTAGGGACCCCCTGGTCATCATCGCCCTGGAGGACGGGGAGTTCCTGACGGACATTGAGGAGATCGCATGACACTCGCACTGGTCACCGACGACATGACGACAGGTGTTCTGAAAACCACTGATGGTGAGCGTAACTCGCGCAAAAAGCTGTACTGGAAACGTCGGCGAGAAGCGCTATCGGCCGTCGCGCTGGAACGCTTGGCAGATCTGGGCATTGCGTTCCCGGTGGTCGCGGGAACCATGACTATCCCCGAGGTTTGCGACTACTTCGGCATCAGCCGATCGACACTTACCAACATTGCCCGCCAGTACTACGAAGAGCTGATCGAGGTCGGTTACATGCCCGGCAGCGTGACACAGCCGACGCGGTACAGCGAGTTGGCGCTTGCGCATGTTGCGATGATCCTGCGACCCAGCACATCTGATCAGGCGATGATCATCCAGAAGGCGCTAGGCATCTACCGCGCACCTCGCGGAGCCGTCAAGGTGCACAACCAGAGCGGTGCTCACGTCAAGGTCTGCGGCCGCGTGCTCGATGAGGCATACAAGCTGATTAGTGAGATTCGCGAGGATGACCCCGAGGAGGTCTGGAAGGCGCTGGAGAAGCGCAATCGCCATGAGCTGCAAGTGCTCACGGTTGCGCTGGCGGCGCTCGTGCCGAATGACCGCGGCGGACTACGCGCCTGGCTGGCCGAAATCGGTCTGGGCATCCGCTCGGACGCTCAGAACAAGGCAGCGGTCGGACTGGCCAGCTTGGTCCCGAGTCGTCAGCAGGTGTCTGAGTGAACGAAGTCCCGGCGCGTCGCCGCGCGGTCTACGACGGTGACGCGCGCGAGGTTGCCAACACCCCCCAACTGCTGGGGCCATGCTCCCGTGGCATTTTCTGGCGACCCGTGTCAGCGGCGTACGACAGCGAAAACGACAACACCACAGTCGTATTCGCACCCGTACCGCGCGACGAGGTGATGGCGATTGCTGCCAAGCAGCTTGACGCGCATCGCGAGACGCTGATTGACCTCGCTGCCAGTGGGCTTCTCGACACCAAGGGGGCACGCAAGTGAGCGACCAGTTCACCAACGACATTCCACGCGATGGCTGGGGTCGCCCGAAGATCAAGCAGCCAGACGGCAAGCTCAAGGCCTACCGCCGTACCACCAAGTTCATCAACGTGCTCGAAGACACCTACAACCTGGAGAAGTGGAAGCTGCGCCAGGTGGCACTAGGCCTAGGGCAGCGTGAAGACCTGGTGCTGGCCGCTGCGTCTTGCACACAAGAGGACAAGGGGACGCTCAACGACGTAGCGCACAAGGCGATGGAGCACGCGCGGTCATCGTCTAAGTCGACCACCGGGACGGCGCTGCACAAGCTGTGCGAGCGCGTGGACCGCGGCGAGCCCCTGGGTTCCATACCGTCAGCGTTCGTTGGTGACATCGAGGCCTATGAGAAGTGTCGCGACGCCAACGGCTTGAAATACAAGCAGATCGAAATGATGCGCGTCCTGCATGACTGGCAGGTCGCCGGCACCCCAGACCGGGTGGGGGAGTACCAGGGGAAGCACTACATCATCGACGTGAAGACCGGAGACATCACCTGGTCTGAGCGTGAGATCTCGATGCAGCTCGGCGCGTACTCGCGCAGCACGGCATACACCGCTGACGGCGACCAGGTTGACGGCTTTGAGATCGACCAGGACCGCGCCATCGTCATTCATCTGCCATCCGGTCAGGGAAAGTGCGAATTGCACTGGGTAGACATCGCGCGCGGATGGAAGGCATGCCAGCTCGCCAAGCAGGTATGGGACTGGCGCAGCGAGAGCGGCCTGTTCGTCCCGCTCAGCGAGGACGATCCGCTGATCCCTCTCGCGCTGGCCTGCACCACCGTGGAAGAACTTCGCGACCTCTGGCAGACCGCCTACGAGGAAGACGCGATTGACGATGCGTTCAAGGTCGTCGTCAAGCGACGCCTAGCCGAACTCGGCGCGGCGTAATCACAGCAACGGCACTACCAACGAAAGGTACGAAATGAGCTGGCAGATGTGGACATTCATTGTCCTGGCGTTTATCGCGGTCCCGATCATCGGGGTCGGTCTGTGGATGCTGCGCAAGTCCGGCAGCGTCGGTCCCAAGCCTGAGAAGGATGGGCCCAATGACTATGACTACACGTACAAGCTGCGCGACTGGGGGAACCAAGCCGATCGCGTAGCCGAGAACCGCGGCACCTCGAAGATGACGATCATCGTCGGCACCGCCATTCTCGCGCTAGCGACGATCATCCTGGCTTTCGGATGCTTCACCATCGTTGCGACGCGCAGCGTCGGCATCGTGACCACGTTCGGAAAGCCTTCCGGGGCAACGCTCCAGAATGGGCTACACATCAAGGCACCCTGGTCGAACGTCACTGAGATGGATGGCGCGATTCAAAACGACGTGTTCAACGGTGACCACCGCGTGAAGATCCGCCTCGGCAACAACTCCACCGCTGACGCTGATGTCAACGTGCGCTGGCAGATCAAGGCTGACGCAGCCGATGTGCTCTTCGTCCAGTACAAGACGTTCGACAACGTGAAGTCCAACCTCGTCACTCGCTCACTCCAGTCCGCCATGAATGAGACCTTCGCGTCATTTGATCCTCTGACGCCCAAGAATGCCACCAATGGCGCTGACCTGGGCACTTTGTCGCGGGAAGTCCAGAAACGTCTGAACGACAAGATCAGCGCGCAAATCGAGGTGCTTGAGGTCAACGTGCCGATCATCGACTACGACCAGCAGACCGAAGACAAGATCAACCAGTTCAACGCCGAGAAGGCCAACACGGCAGTGGCAGAACAGGCCAAGCAGACGGCACAGGCGCAGGCCGACGCCAACAAGATCCTGGCGTCGTCGGTGTCCAACGATCCGAACGTCATCATCATGTACTGCATCCAGAAGTCGCTGGAGAAGGGGCAGCCCACCGCTGGCTGCTGGCCGATCAACGGCGCCATACCGACCGTGCCCGTCCGATGATCACCCTTGACGAGTACCAGCGCCGAGCGGCTGAAACGGCCATCTACCCGGATGCTGGAGACGCGGACAGCGCCAACGGATTGGCCTATGTCGCGCTGGGTCTCGCTGGCGAGGCCGGTGAGATCGCGAACAAGGCCAAGAAAGTGCTACGCGACGACGCTGGCGTGATCACCGATGAGGCGCGGATGCGCATCATCTTCGAGCTGGGCGATGTGCTCTGGTATGTCGCCCAGACGGCGACCCAGCTCGGCGCTGATCTTGAGTCGATCGCGGGCATCAACATTGCCAAACTGGCCTCACGGACTGAGCGTGGCACGCTGCAAGGGTCCGGTGATTCGCGATGAAGAAAAAGCGGCTGCTGCGCCTGGTCGCCAGCGAGCGCGAGCGCGCCGACAAGGCGGCGCAGACGATCGAACGGCTCACCCGAGATGGCGAACAGAATCGCCAGAACCACAAGGAGACTCGCGAGAAGCTACAGCGCACGATGGGGGTCATTCGCAAGGCTGAACGCGCGGCGGCGTATCTCACGCTACCCGAGTTCGGTTCCATCCCCTACTGCCCGATGTGCGACGAGAGGCTTGAAGATATTCAGGTTCACCTCGTCGGATGGACCCAGCCTGACACGCCATTCACGAGGTCATACAGCGTGCCCACAAGCGGCGGCAGCCCTTATCTGCCTACCGGGTTCGTGCAATACACCGAATGGTTCGGCACTGTCGAGAGCGTGAACGAGAACGCTGACACACCAGCGCATCTGGTCTATCAGTGCGGTTGCGGCTATGTCTTCCGTACGAAGACGCGCGAGGACACACCGAGGGCGGTCATCACATGACCACCCACAAACGCTACGGCTACAGAGATAGGTATGACCGCGTGACCGGAGACGACGCACAGGCGCGACGCCTGAATGCTCAGATAGCGATGATCAGGCGCGCTCGCGAAACCGGGTTCCACATCACCGAGGTCGAGGCCAACCTGGCGGGCTTGCAGTTCAAGCCGCTCGACACCAAGCCGTAACCGGCTGCGCCGGAACGGGATACGTGCGCCGCGCGTATCAACTACCAGGAATGAAAGGATCAACCAATGAGTGATGACCTATTCGACGGTCCGGGCTCGGCCGATGTCATCAACTGGGAGGACCTGGAGAAGCGATTGTTGCTTGTCCAGCCTCTTGAGCTGAAGGTTGGAGTGCCGACCAAGAATTACGGCCCGAAGGACGCCATCGAGGCCAACGTTCACGTGCTGGACGGCCCGGAGGCTGGCTCGGTGTACCGCAACGGGTACGTCTTCCCGCTGGTGCTGCAAGGTCAGATCAAGAGCAACATCGGAACTGGCCGTTTCAACCTTGGTCGCCTCGGCAAGGGTGTGCCCAAGCCGGGCCAGAAGCCGCCCTGGACACTGAGCGAGCCGACCGAGGATGAGAAGGCGCTGGCGCGAAAGTATCTCGCTAGCGACAAGTTCCAGCAGAACATGGCCGCACCTGTCGCCGCGGCATCCGCACCTGCGAATGACCCATGGTCGAACAACAGCGCGGAACCACCGTTCTGATAAGCGGCCGAGGCTAGAAGCGGATCAACCCCCGCCCGATCTGCTCGTCTCGGCAGGCGCTCCGCTCCCGGTCCCTACCGCAACGATTGGTTTCAGGTCCCAATCGTTGGCGTCGGGGGCGGAGCGCCACCCCCAAACCTACTGACACAACACGACAATCACGCGGAGAGTGAAATGAGCGCGCCAGCACCGGCCTGCAAGTGCGGTCACGACGATGACACGCACGTCGCCGGATTCGGTCAGTGCCTCGGTTGCACGCACTGCCCCGACATCCCGCACAACGCGAAATCCGGACATGTCTACGAGCGCTGCCTATGCACCGAGTTCAAGCGCGACGATGAGAGCGCCGGCCAGACGGAGCGACTGATGGGAATGCAGGGGTGAGCGCCAAGACTATCCGCGCGCGCGAGATCGCCAATGAGGTTCGCAACGACGCCGCGACTGATGTCAAGAACTTCGACGGCCGTGAGCTGACTGGGCGACTGGTCGGCGAAATCAATGGCAATACCAACGGTCTCATCGTCGGTCTGGCCAATTGTATAGAGACGTTGGCGACCGAGATCGAGCGGCTTGAGAATCGGATGCCCCCTCAACAGGGGTGGTGGTGATGTTCACCTATTCCACATGCGTCACGTGCAACACGATCATGATCGTTACAGACCACGACCAGCGTCAGCACCCGGAGTGTGCAGAGAACGCGCCAGCACCAACCCTGACGCGTGTGGAACAGTTGACCGAAAAGCTGCGCGCGACGGTCCATGTGGGCGACCAGCATGAGCTGGAGGCGCGAATAGAGGCTGAGCTGAAAACAATCGATGAGCAGCCTCCAGCGCTGGGGCTTTCGGCGCTTTTCTACGCCACCGAGTACGGCTGGCCCGTGTTCCCACTGGAGGTGGGCGGGAAGCGGCCAGCGATCGCGAAAAAAGACGGCGGGAACGGTTTCAAGGATGCGACGACCGACCCTGAGCGCATCAAGAAGTTCTGGACCAAACACCCGCTATGCAACATCGGCATACCGACCGGCATCCACTTCGATGTGATCGATGTAGACGTGCCTGATGGTTGGTTGTCGTTGCGCGACATGCTTAATGAGGATCGCGTACCGGATGTTCATGGCCGCGTGGCCACCTCATCTGGTGGCGTGCACCTACTCATCGAACCCACTGGCGACGGCAACTCAGCACGCATCGCACCCGGTATCGACTACCGCGGCGCGGGTGGCTATGTCGTCGCGCCACCCTCACGAATAGACCCCCAGCACCGCTGGTCGTGGACGGTCAAGCCGTCACCGAAAGTAAAGGGAGAGAGAAACAATGAATGAATCAACTAACACCCATGAAGACCCCATCGTGAAGCATGTGGACTCTGAAGTCCTGCTAGACATCTGGCTCGATGGATTCTCCAGTGGCATGGCGACTTTGATCCTGAACGCGGCCGAGGGGCACGATGACGCGCCACCTGAGATGGTGCAGGACGCCATGGTTCAGAGAATCGTCGGAGAAATCATGAGCGACCCGGCGGCGATGGAGACAGCGCGTCAGAAGATCTTTGCGCGTGTGCTCGGTGCTCCGCAGTTCGGGACCATCAAGCTCGACCTCGCGCGCATGGACCCCGATAAGTCATAGCTCCATATCAACTACCAGGCAATGAATCAACAATCATAACAACGAAACTGGAGATAATGATGAAGCACTGGATCTACAAATTCCTGGGCATTCGAGTACGGGAGTACGACGAGACGCCCGCCTACACGGCGACCGTCAAGCGTCTCGGATTCAACCCGGAGACGCTGGTCTGGGTGGTGTCGGCATGACCTACCTACCGGTCACCGAAGAGGACCAAGCCTGGCAGGAGACGGTCGGCGAGTCGCTGAACGCGATGATAAAAGAGCATCGCGACATGGTGCGAGAGCATGGCACCCCGCCGCTGAAACTCCTGGCGGGCCTGCTGAACACGGCAGTCAAGACGTTCGGTACCGAGGACTTTCTGAGGATCGAAGATCTTATCGATCTCTTCGTCATCGCGCTTGATCGACTTGCGCAACAAGAGGTGTCGTGACCATGGACGGAATGGATGTGACACCGGTTCTCGCCGGGATGATTGACACCTGGCCCCAAGAGGTTGGCGATGAACTCGATGAGATGATCGACGACCATGTTGAGCTGGTCGGACAGGTCACGCCTCATCGCGGCGTGGCACTGGTCAACATCGCAGCGAAATTCGCGGCGATGCACGAGAAGGCCGAAGTTGGCGAGATCAACGAACTCGTCAGCCTTCTCGTGCTCGCAATCGACCGTCTGGCACAACAGCGGGAGGCGTCATGACGCACCCGTTCACGCCCGTACAAGAGGCCGAAGCGATCGCCTGGTACGCGAAAGTTGGTGCGGAGCTTGATGTGATGCTTGCTTCGCAGCCGGAAACCGGGCCACTTCCCGCGAAGTTCATCGCCGGGGTGATGGCGCTTGGGGCGTCGATGAGGCCAGAACTGAAAATGGAGAACCTCATCGACCTACTGGTCGTCGCGGTAGATCGTCTCGCGCAGCAGCGAAGTACGACTGATGGCTAACCCGGAGCGCACTGTCTACAGCTTTCCCGGCACTCCGTGGGTGTATCTCGTCGCGATATGTCACGACTGCGGCGAAAGGGTGGCGTTCGCTGGCCCCTCGGCGTCACGTGCGCGCGACGATTGGATGAGCAGTCACACCGACGAAAATCCAACACACCAAATCACGATAGCGGTTGAAGTGCATACAACTTCGGCGCGCGTCGAATGCACGATGGTGAGCTTTCAGGGAGTGGAGGCAAGGAGATGAACACAGGACCGACCAACAAACGCTGGCTACGAAAGCTGATACGGCGCGAGCCACATCAGCTCATCTACAACAGCTACGGCGAGCTGTATCTGAAACGGTGGTATGTCATTCCGCGCAACCCGCTGCTGAATGTGTACGTCCATCAGTTCATTCACAGTGACGACGATCGCGCACCACACGACCATCCCTGGTGGTTCGTCTCATGGGTGCTCAAGGGTCACTACTTCGAGCACACCGACACTGGAGTGATCCGGCGCGAGCGTTGGTCGTGGGCGTTTCGGCGAGCCGTCCATCGCCATCGCGTAGAGCTGCCGTCTGAGCCGACCTGGAACTTTGATCGTGATGAGTGGCAAGAGGTTCCAGCATGGACGCTGCTCATCACCGGCCGGCGCGTGCGCCAGTGGGGATTCTGGTGCCCGACGCGGTACACAGTAGGACTGGAGCCGTATAACTCAGCTGCACGCTTCGTCCCGTGGCAGGACTTCGGCGTGGGTGGGTGCGGTGAGTAGCCCATGCCTGGTACATCACGCGGCCGTGGCCGCGGTCATCGCTATCCCGATCGCAGCAGTGGCGTACGTCGCCCTGTTCTGGGAGCCACCGCTACGGATACTCCCCAACTTCAGTGGCATCTATGCGAGAGATGCGACAAGCCATTCAGACACCCCAATATCAGAGCAAGGCTCTGCTATCTCTGCAATGAATCACAACGAAAGGTGTACGGAGACAGTGAAAACAACCATTGAACGCCTACGCGTCGAACGTGAAGGTGTCGTGAACTACCTGCGGAGCCTCGATGCCGAGATTGAGCGCGAGGAAATGTCAGGCATGCCGGTCGAGCCGAGCGAGCCATTCGCGGTCGTCGCGTTCATCAAGGTTCGCGAGGATGACCAGCAGCCGTTGAACTACGCGGCCATTCGCAACGGCGACAGGTGGGTGCTCACGCAGGACTCACGATCCAACTACCCGCAGCGCTCGCGCTGCTGGGATGAACTTATGCGATGGATCGGGCCGGACGAATGGCCGAACGTCCGCGTGCTGGCCGAGAAGCGCGACAACCCGGTGAACAGTGATCAGATCGTGAACTATCACGTGAACGGTCACGTCTCCGACATTGATGGATGGCTGAGTAAACGTGACAACCAACTAAGGAGTCAACAGCTATGAGGATGAAGCGCGCCTTGCTGATTCAGGCAATAGATGATGCGCTCAAGGCCCACGAGGACGACAAAGACCGGTACTCGCGTGAGGTCAAGGAATGGAATACGAGACGAGAGGGGCGCTGGTATGCGCAGTCTCAGCCGCGCTGGAGAGCGCTGCGCGACATGATCACTCAGAAGATCCGTCACAACGAGACGATCACAAACGCGGAGATCGAGCGAGCTATGGGTGCCAGCAATCTCCGTGATCACGCCTGGTACAAGGACAAGGTGCCGCTCAACGATGCTGTTCCACGCGTGCGGCCCGTGGACGTTGTCAGCCTGACCGCACTCCGGCGCACGCTCGAAGCGATCGCCGAGGACGAGGTGAGTAGCGCTCAGCTTGAACGTCTGGGATTCCGCAAGCTGTACGACGTGTTCAGGGCCGCGGCTGGCGTCTGATGTTCGTCCTGCGAATGTGGTGGCACTCGTTCCGCGGTCACCGCGTACTCGGCGAGACAGCCGGGCGCGGTGACCGCGCGGCGTTCGCGTGCTCATGTGGACGCGTATGGGAGCTGTAGTGCGCCCGTGTGGCGCACAATGAGAGGCAATCACAACACACCCGAGGAGTGCCATGGGTTCGGAAACCGACCTGATCAGCATGATCGAGACGACAATTACCGGGCACTGGCCAGACAAACAACAGGACACCGAGGGCGAGCCGACGCTGAGAACAGTTGCCACGGACATCGCCCGAGCGGTTCTCTATGCCGCTTTCCCGCAGCGTGTTCTAAACGGCCCGGACCCGAGCCGGCCGATCGACTGGGGCGAGGCCATGCGCGGCGGTATCACCGTCGTGGACGAGTCGCCCACCGTCAAATACGTGCACACCATCCATGCGCCGCAATCGATCGTGGATCGCCTGATCGCCGGTGAGGACATGCTGGAGATGACGCGCGAAGAGTTCTTTGACGCCCCCGGTGAATGGACAGCCCTGGGTGTAGATGCCGACACGGCGCAGCGTTTCGCGGCCATTGGGTCGGCGGCCGAAGATGGTCCGTGGATCTAGTCCGTGACGGCGATGAGTGACGAAAACAATGACGAGACGGTAACGCCACCGCCCGAAGACAATGGCGGTCAGGTCATCTCATTCAAAGAGCGCATGCGCGGATTCCGCGGAAGCGACACCGAGCCACCACCGGCACCACGGCGCGCGACGCCTGTCGAATTCATCGGTGACGATCGCTACGGTCGCGCCGCGATGGAAAAGGAGCTGGCGATCCTGGCCGCGACGCCAGAGGGTGCGCGCAACCAACAGCTCAACACCTCCTCATTCAGCCTCGCTGGCCTGGTGCGCGCCGGAAGGATCGACGAACAGACGGCCATCAACAACCTGGTGAGCACGGCGCGGTCGATCGGCCTGGCCGAAAGCGAGATCATGCCGACGATCCGGTCGGCTTTCCGCGGTAGTGACGCCAAGGTCGGTGCGCGGCAGGTGCCCGAACGCGAGGAGATACCAGCGGCGTTCACCATCGACCCGAATGACCCGCTGAGTGTCCCGGCTGATTCTGCTGATGCGTCGGATGTCGCGGCGGCCGAGATCAGCGACGACGAGGCAGAGCGACTACTGGCGCACCATAGGCGCGTCCAGCAGTCCGCATACGACCTCCGCGTGTCAGACGAAGGCCGAGCGCTCTACGCGGCCCAGCAGGCGCATGAGCTAGGTCAAACTGCGCCAGATCCGGTGTCGCTGACCGACTTCTTGAGCATTCCCGATGAGGACGCCGTCTATCGCATCGGTGAGCTGCTCCCGGTTGGTGGCCGCGCGCTACTGGCGGCCCAGTACAAGGCCGGCAAGACGACGATGATGGCCAACCTGCTGCGCTCGTTGGCCGATGGTGTGTCGTTCCTCGGGAAGTTCCCGACGACTCAGGTTGAGCGGGTCACTGTGATCGATACCGAGCTAGATGAGCGCATGTTTCGCAGATGGCTACGCGCGCAGGGTATTCAGAACACCGAACGTGTGCAGGTGCTTCCGATGAAAGGCCACCTCGCGACGTTCAACATCATCGACCCGAGCACCCGTGCATCCTGGGCGGCCAAGCTACATGGGTCGGACTTCATCATCCTGGACTGCCTACGGCCCTGTCTGGATGCCCTCGGGCTCTCGGAGGACAAGGACGCCGGTAAGTACCTGGTCGCCTGGGATGCGTTCGTGGCCGAGACCGGAGCCGACGAGTCGATCGTGGTGCACCACATGGGGCACAGCGCCGAGCGCAGCCGCGGCGATTCCCGGCTGCTCGATTGGCCGGACGTGCTCTGGAAGATCGTGCGGGAGCAGGCCGAGGAAGGGGAGGACCCGGCAGCCGATGGGGGTAAGCGATTCTTCTCGGCGCACGGGCGAGACGTGGCGGTCGCCGAAGGTTTGCTGGAGTACATCCCGGAGACTGGCGGGCTGCTGCTACATGAGGGTGGCCGAGCGGCAACGAAAGCGCGCGACGGGCTGCCGCTGGTGGTGCAGATTCTCTCTGATCCCGAGTTCATCGGCGGCCTTGGCATGCGAGCGCTGACCGCCAAACTGGGCGAGAGCGGTGTCGGTTTCCATGCCGCGCGCAAGATCATCAAGACCGCGATCGAGGAGTCCGTCATTCTCGTCGGTGAGGGTGCCCGTAACGCCAAGGTCATGACATTGAACCCATCTGCGGCGAGGTGGTCATGACGCTGCGGAGATGCTTCGACTGTTTCAGTGTTTCAGTCAGTGAAACAGTCGAGTTGAAACAGTCAGCACGGTGTGTGACTGGCGACTGTTTCAGAAACCCTAAAGGGTTTCTGAACACAGGTCGCGAAACAGTCACCCCGTTCACCGTATGGCTGACCGGCCCGAAACAGTGGATGAAACCCATCCGCGATGTGTTGGGTGGTCTCGCGTTCACGTTGGGTGGCCTCGTTGTGGCATCCACATCAAGCGCTGGGACATCAATCATCAACCGGCGTGTGATTGAGCGTCGGGAGTCGAAACAACGCTCCAGGGAGGTTCTGGGATGTCTCACGCAGTGAACCCGTCGCCAGGTGGCGGACTACCCCCGCCGTTCGTGTCCTTGTTCGTGCCGGGTAAGGCAGCGCCCCAAGGGTCCAAACGTCACGTAGGCCGCGGCGTGCTGGTGGAAAGCTCCAAGGACCTCAAGCCGTGGCGGTCTGAGGTCGCATACTTCGCTCAGCGAGCGATGTCCGGTCGGCCGATCTACACCCAGACACCGTTAGCTGTCGAACTCGGTTTCGTCATGCCGCGGCCAACATCGGCGCCCAAAACCAAAACGCCTCCGGCCATCAAACGGCCCGACACCGACAAACTGGAGCGGGCCATTCTGGACGCTCTGACGCATGTCGTCTATGACGACGATTCGGTGATCATCGATCTGCACGGGCGAAAACGAATCGCCGAGATAGGCGAGACGCCTGGCGTATCCATCTTCGTCACCCCGGTGGACGAGGCGGGCTGGAAATGGTAGGCGTGACGTTTGGGGCGCTCCAGCCCGGTCAGTGTGCGCTCTGCAGCAAGGGTTACTCACTGGGTGCGCGCGTGACGTACCGCAGCCACGACGAAGAGCCAGTGCATGTCATCTGTGCGGAGCTGGCCGATGCCGAGTAGAGAATTCGAGGCGGCCTACGAGGGTCACTGTTTCGACTGCGGCGAGATGATCGCAGTCGGTCAGCACGTCGTCTATGACGATGACGGCGATCTGGTGCATGCCGGGTGCTACAACGATCCAACATCATTCGACCCCAACGGCGATGACGAGGTGCGCTATGTCAAGTTTGTCGAGGTCAAAGAGCGCGACGACCAAAAACCATGCGAGGCATGTCATCTAGTCCATGCAGGTGAGTGTTTCTGATGACCGATCACGACGTACTAGAGGCCCTGGAGTTCACGCCCGATCACGGGCCTTGTGAGTGCGTCAAATGTGGGCTGAATGAAGACCAGCCTGAGCACGAGGGCCGATGCGGTAAGCCAGCCAAGTATCGCGCCGAGATGCACATGATCGACAAGTGCAACCAGCCGGGGCTTACCCCAAATGGCGGAACGATCTTCTTCGTCTGTGAGCGCTGCATGCTGATCGGTGAGCGTGTTGCGGCGCGGATAGCCGCGGCCAATGAGCGGCTGATCAAGGAACGCGACTTCGTGATGATGTGCACCACATGTCAACGACCGCTGAATGATCCGCACAACATCATGGAGGTTGAACCGCTCGATGAGTGAGGTACGCCGATGCAAGGCTGGTCGACTGTGCGACGGCTACGAAGTAGTCGCCGGTCAGCGTCGTGCTGCCGAAGTGACCGGCGAGGCTCATCTGTGTGAGGCGTGTCAGCTCAAGACGCGAAAACTGATCCGCCGCATGCCCAATGACTGGTGCAAGCTGAAACTGACGATCGGGGAGAAGCGAGCGCGCGGTCAGGTCGAGGAGATCAGCCGCAGACCCAAACCCGGCTCAAAGGTGCTGATCAACGTGGACACCGCCGAGCTGATGGGTGAGATCGTGGATGTTTGCGACCGCTCTACGCGACTGGCACTAGGCAGGGGTGAGCGCAAGCGCTCACGTGGTGATGTAGTGGTTGGCCAGTCATCGGCCGACAGATACGACTTCCAGGTGGTGCTCAAAGCCGTTGACGTGGTGACCAAGAACATTGACGTGCTGGCGTCCTCGCGAGAGGGAACCATGTTGGCTCTCAAGGTGTTCGACCTCGGTTATCGCGTCCGCCGGCATCTCGGCGAGACACTGTACCGAGAGAAGCAACACCTACCGTGCCCCGTGTGCGGCGAGCTAGCGCTAGTCAAGGAGGTGCAGGACAAACGTCGAAGCGTCAGCTCAGCCAATCAAGAGGAGATCACCCCAGAGGTCATCCGTTGCCTGGCGTGCAACGGTGGACCCAACCAGGACGGCACATGGACCGAGGCCGAGTACAAGTGGCTCCAGTCGATGGTTCTCACAGATCAGGAGGAGCACGAGATGCTGAAATGGCTACTTGCGGAGGCGGAATGGCAGCGCGACGTATGCGCCTGGCTGGCCGTCGAACGGCAGTGGTACCTAGAGCTGGCGTGCGCCACCACCGGCATGCCGTGGGAGCACTTCCTGACCGCGCTGGAGGGTACTGCCGACCGATGAGCACCAACGTCCACGTCTACCGAGAGTCGCGCGAGGTTAGGAACAAGCGCATCGCGATCATCGCGATCGATCTGCTGACGCGAGTGGTCGCTGGTGACATCGAGGACCCAGCCGCGGCGCTCGCGCGATTCCATCAGGCACGCGTTGATGAGCATGTGTACTGGACGCAGCCAAGCACGATGCCGTACGACCCTGATCAGTGGTTGACGGCCAATGAGATGGCCGAGATCGCTGACGTGCTGCCTAGCACGGTTCAGCAATGGAACTACCGCGGTTACATAACAAGTTCCGAGGCGCATGACGGAACCAAGCTGTACAACGTCGGCGAGGTGAATCGCTACCTCGCACGCAGGCGACCGCGCGAAGCCTGATCTATACTGATCAGGCACCTTTCCGCAAAGGTGTCGTTGTTGTGATGGACGAAGGCCCTCGGACCCCTCCGGGGGCCTTCGTTGTATTTCGGGGCGCGCCATCAACTACCGGGCAACACAATGTCCACTACACGTCGTATCATGAGCAACTGACAGACCCATCCCAAAATCAGGTCCAGGCCTTCCGTCGGAGGCGATTTGAATCCATCAGTGCTGATCAATGGGGTCGAGTTCGTACCGTCCGACACGCCGACGCAATCGCATATCGGCGTCGCGATCACGACGCGGAACCGCCCCGAAGTCCTCGCCACAACACTTGAGCATGTCCGGCGTTTTACGCCGGGTGCGACGGTGGTTGTCGTTGACGACGCATCCACGCCGCCAGGGGTAGGCATCACCTACCGATTCCCCGAGCGTGCCGGGGTCGCCGCGGCCAAGAATAAGTGCATAGAGCTGCTGGTCGACGCTGGCTGTACTGAGCTGTTCCTTCTCGATGATGACTGCTACCCGGTCAAAGAGGGCTGGACCGATCTGTATATCGACAACCCAGAGCCTCACCTGTGCTATCTGTTCAAGACGCTGGACGCGAACGGCAATCCGGTGGGCACTCCTGAGACCATCTATGAAGATGGTCGGACGCGCGCGTTCAGTCACCCCATGGGATGCCTGATCTACATGAATCACAGCGTGATTGAGCGCTGCGGCGGCATGCGGACCATCTTCGGTGTGTGGGGCCATGAGCACGTCGAGTACAGCCTTCGTGTCAACAACACCGGCTTGACCACCAACGCGTTTCAAGATGCCACGGGCTCGGCTGAGTTCATCTACTCAATGGATGAGCACTGGCACAAGCATCCCGAATTCAAGCGCAGTGTGAGCGATCGTGAGCGCCAGACGCAGATCGAGCGCAACGATCATCTGCTGGCCGAGCTGCGCGAGACAACGCACGGGTTCGTCCCATACCGTCAACTGGGCAATGAAGTCATCACCACCATGTTGACGAAAGTGGTTGATCCACAGCGTAAGAACGCTTCCAAGTTGGTGTCAGCCGACTTTCAGGCCTGGCGCAAGTCGATCAGAGGTGCGAAGTCGATCATTCTGGCCGACGAACCCTATGAGCACGACGGAGGCGCCGGGGCATCTGTGGAGTCGGGTCTGAATCCATACCTCCAGCGCTGGATAGTCTGCTATCGCTATCTGCGCGACCACGAGAGCGCGTGGGTATGGATGACCGATGGCACCGACGTCGAGATGTTGCGCGAGCCCTGGGGCTTGATGCGTGAGGGCGCGCTGTACGTCGGGTATGAGCCGACCGTCCTGGACATCCCCTGGATGCGCCAGAACCATCCGCCGTACCAACAGTGGATAGCGGAGAACGGCGGTGCTCAACTGCTCAACGCGGGCGTCGTAGGCGGCGATCACGCGACGCTGCTGGACTTCACAGCGGGCATGGTGCGCGAGATCTTCCGTGTGGGCCCAAGCAAGGTCAAGGGCGACATGGCGGCATTCAATTACGTTGCACGGTCGCCCAAGTGGCGCGAGCGGATCGTTTGGGGCAGTCAATGGCTCACCACATTCAAGGCCAACGAACGCAACGACTGGAGCGTCTGGAAGCACAAATGATGACACTCGATGAGATCGCACAGAAGCACGGCACTGACAAGTCATCGCTGAATCACAACTACACGGCGATCTATGAGCCACTACTAGAACCGCTGCGCGACAAGCCGATAACACTGCTGGAGCTAGGCTGGGGTGGTCACGAGGACCCCGACAGCGGCGGTAACAGCGCGCGCACATGGGCCGAGTACTTCACCCATCCTGGCGCCGAGATCATCGTGGTCGAGCTGGAGTCCAAAAACGTAAGACCAGAAGACGACGAGCGAATCACCCTCTGGCAGGGCTCGCAGGACGATCAGGCGATGATCGATCAGATCGCAGCGGTGTACGGCCCGTTCGATGTGATCATTGATGACGCAAGTCATCTGTCGTCCAAGACGATTCGCTCATTCGAGCTGCTGTTTCGTCATGTGACACCAGGCGGCATCTACGCCGTGGAGGACACGCACGCGTCCTACCACGAGCACTACTACGGGTCGATGGAAGCCAACGAGGACCCCGAGAAGCGCAGACGTGATGGTGAGTTCACCATGATGCAGTTCTTTCAGCGGTTGACCGATGAGGTCAACTACCGCGGGCGCACAGAGCTTGACCTGTTCCCCTCGCGATACGCCTGGAACGTGCCCGTTGAGTCCATCGCGTTCTACTTCAACATGCTGGTTGCGAAGCGGCGATGAACATCCAAATTGGGGTTGTCGCGCATCAGGATCGAATGCTTCAGGCCGAGGACATGATCGGGGCTGTTGACGCGAACGTGGTCGCGTATGACGACGGCGATCTCGGTTGCGAGGGTAACCATCGTCGTGTGTGGTCGATGCTGACCGCGTATGACTCTGACTGGAGTGTCGTACTCGAAGACGACGCGCAGCCCGTCGAAGGCTTTCGCGCACAACTGGAATCAGCTTTGGCGGTTGCGCCTACACCGATCGTCTCGCTGTATCTGGGCAAGGGGAGACCCGAGTTCGCACAGACCAGCATCCGCACGATCGCTCGCGCGCTGTCACCAGAGACGCCGGCGGCGCCATGCTGGTTCACTGGCAACGTACTTCTGCACGCAGTGGGTGTAGCCATCCGCACACCGCTGATACGCGGCATGCTAGACCATCTAGCCCAGCCGCCCGCGGTTTTCATGGCACAGGACCATGCGATAGAGCACTGGGCAAACACAGCAGGGCACCGCATCGGATACACCTGGCCAAGCCTGGTGAATCATGCTGACACACCAACGGTTATCGATGAACACCCCGATGGCATACCCCGCGGACCTCGCATAGTGGAGGGGGCCATAGTGGTCACCCCACGTAGGGGGTGGCGGGTTGGAACACGCGAGCACTGGTCGAGCGATGAGATCAAGCTGACATTGAGGAGACCTCATGTACATCGCTGACCCGTATCCCTCTGCTCATGGTGGATCATCTGATTTCGCAGGTGGTAACAGGCAGAGGGTGCACATCACCGCTGACTACACAGTGCTGGTCGATGGCGTGCAGGTGCCGGGGTTCATTGCCGAGGATGGGGTGACGGTACACCGAGGTAGTACCGATACCAATACGCTCAACACCTTGACCCTCACACTCCTAGTCTCAGACATAGAGATCGATGACGTTGTAGTTGAGGACGTTGCGGTGCTTGAACAGGTCACCGAAGACATCAACGACACATCGCAGGACTGAGATGGTGTGGGCCGGTGACGGTCGAGGCACTGGGACCAACGTTCCGGCGTCCGTACGCCGCGGTGTGCGCATCAGAGACAACGACGAGTGCCAGTTGCGCTACGACGGATGCACGGGCGTCTACGAAGAGCTGGACCACAAAGACGGTGTGACCCAACGGGGTATCGACAGGCGTATGACCCTCACCGTGGATGAACTCCAATGCGCGTGCAGGCCATGCCACAAGAAGAAGACCGCCAAGCAAGCGGCTCAAGGTCGTTCCCGCAAGCGATACCGGGACCCAGAACCACACCCAGGACGCAACCGATAGCCCACGCGGGCGTACAGGGGCTGGGGAGGGGAGCCCCCTGGGGCCCCGGAAATCCCCGGTTGGCATAGGCGCTAAGGCTCCGTACGGGTCTGGCCTTTTTCGGATAAGTCGGAGCCCCAGGTTCAATCCCGACCGATGCGACGTTTTCAGGTCTAGCCGATTGGGACGGCAGAGCATAGTTTCCACTGCGAGTCCTGTTTTTGCATTTCTACAACGACAGGATCAGCGGGTACCTTTTCGAATTCACGGGTTGGTTGACCGATTGCGATGGCGCGGTCGCCGTTCGCAACGACCCTGGCTGGGACGAAGAACAGCTTGCCGAGTGTTTTGGCTTGGTCGGTGCCTTGCTTGACTTCATCCATGCTTAGCCCGTTGTTTGCCGCGAATCCGCAGAGCATGGTCTGTAGCTTGGCTGTATCGCCCGCCGTGTAGGTTTCTAAAATCGAATTGATTGCAGTCTCAATCGTTTTAGTCTGAGTATCGTTTTGACCGGTTGCTGGTGCGGGACTTGTCTGGCCGTGGTCGGAGGCTAAATAGAAACCTCCGGCAGTGATCGCGGCTGCAAGCAGTGCTGTGGCAGCGTGGGTTCCGAGTGTTTTGGCTGACGGTTTCACTTGGTCCCTCTTCTGGGCGCGCGTAGACGAATAAATACGACTGGCCAGATAATGAATACAGCGACGGCCAGTATGGCGACCCCGCCAGCATACGAAACCTGTGCCACTGCGGTGGCAGAAGCCAGAAGCGCAACACCAATGAGCACAATATAATACTTATTTAGCTCAGCTATCCGTTCGTGAATTTTCATTTACGGTGCACCTTAAACTATCGCCGCAGTGAGCTTGTACCCATTGAGGACAAGTTGAATATGCTTTCCTGCGGGCATTTGGAAATCTGGCCAAATTACATCGAAGATGATAGTGCATACGACAGCCGCGCCTCCCGCTGCGATGAACTGACCGACTGGGGTGGACTCTGCGGCCAGGAGCGCGCCGAGCCCGGCGCAGGACGTGATAAATCCTGCTTTTGGCACGTCGGTGGCCATATTGGTGAGTTTCTTACTCTGCTCCTCAGTAAGATCAAGAGTGGCACGAGGTGCCCACTTGCACGCTCCTGTCACCGGGTCTTGAGGCCCCATGGCGCACCCTTTTTGAAGATCGACCGGCCGCTTGTCGTCCGGCCACTGATTTTGATCGGGTGTAGACGGTTGGGTTGGCTGCGGTGTCGGCGCCTGGGTAGGCGCTTGAGGTTGCTGCCCTTGCTGGGGTTGTTGCGGCGCTTGAAAATCCGGGTTGGGCTTTCCGGGGCCTTGGGTGTATCCGGGCGCTGTCGAGTAGTTGGGTGGTTGCGTACCGTGTGCCGGCTGGTCCCATCCCTGTTGCGGCTGCTGCTGACCGCCGGACTGGCCGCCTTGCTGGGGTGCTCCCTGTGCGCCGGTTTGGTAGATCGAGATGCCGTTGTCCTGATTCATCGGTGGCTGATTACCGCCCTGATATTGGGGCTGCTGTCCTGGCATTTCAGGTGGCCTGAATTGGGAACCTCCGCCGTCTGTCATCCCACCTGTCGGCCCAGGCGGGCCGGACGGGTCGGCACCCACAGTCGCCATGGTGGAGAAACCACTGCCTGGCGTGGTGTTGTCGCCCACCACCTGCACCGCGCCGATGACCACTGCTGCGGTAGCTATCACGGCCAACGACTTTCGAAGCGTCGGTGATGTCGTTCGTGGCTCGGGCTGCGGCTTGATTGGGGATTGCAGCACTCGGCACCAGTGCGTCTCACGCGGATTGCTGTGATCTTGAATTTCGGGCTGCATGGGGACAACTTAGACGATTTCGAGCTGCGCTGGTAGTGGACGGCGTCAACTCTTTTAAAAGTTTGCGACTGGTTTACCGGCGACCTACTTGAAGGTAGCCGTTGTCAGTGGTGACCCCTTTGAGCTCCCGTCGGAATGTTCAGGCGTTCTACGCAGCCAGTAAACGGCCAATCAGGCGCGCGCAACGCGCACAAAGGAGCACATCATGGCCGGAGTAGGCCCTACCCCGAAAGACCCAAGTCGGCGAGCAAGACGCAATGCAGGGCCTACGCCGCTGCGCATCATCCCGGCGACTCCCGTCGAGCAGCCTCCGCTACCGCAGTTCGACCTTGAGGTCAGCGTTGACGGTCAGATCGTCGCCCAACAGTTCAAGTGGCCCGCGCGGACAGTTGAGTGGTGGCAGATGTGGAAGGACTCGCCGCTGTCGAGCGAGTTTACTTCCACCGACTGGTCAGAACTGCTCGATACTGCTGTGCTGCACGCCCGGTACTGGAGCGGCGACGTGAAAGTCGCCGCCGAATTGCGTTTGCGCGTTGCCAAATTCGGCGCGACTCCGGAAGATCGCGCCCGCTTGCGCATTCAGTTCGCCGCAGCCAATGAGGCGGACAAGAAGGCCAACGAGCCGGGCGCCAAGCCAAATGGCGGGTCCAAAGGGCGGTACGGGCCGCTGGGGTCGACGGGTTAGTTGCCCTGGAAGCCAACGGTTCCGGGTGAGCGTCCCACGCTCGGCTGGGCCGTACTCGACTGGATAACCGAGTACCTCCAAGTCGTTGACGGCCCCAGCCTGGGTGAGCCGCTGATCTTCACGCCGGAACAGGCGCATTTCGTCGCGCGGCTCTACGAAGTGGACCCGCTGTTCAAGCCTGGCACCGCGATCGTCGGCCGAGCGATGAACAACGGCCGGCTGATCCGCCGTGCGGTGCTCTCCCGGCCCAAGGGCTGGGGCAAGTCGCCGCTGGTGGCGGCGCTGTGCATCGTCGAGGCGATCGGCGATGTGGTCATGGACGGCTGGGATGCTGATGGCCAACCCGTAGGCCGCCCCTGGGTCGATCTCGGCATCAAGCCGAAGGTCCAGATCATCGCCGTCTCAGAGGATCAGACCGCCAATACCTGGGACCCATGCCTGGACATGGTGCGCAGCAGCGATCGGCTGCTCGATGACTACGACGTTGACCCGATGGAAACGTTCATCACGGTTCCGCGCGGACGAATTGAGGCCGTCACGTCGGCGGGTGTCAGCCGTGAAGGTTTCCGACCCGTCTTCACCGCAATGGATCAGACCGAGAGCTGGACCGAGACCAATGGCGGCCTGCGGCTCGCTGGGACCATCCGTCGCAACCTCGGCAAGGTCAACGGCTGCTCGGTCGAGACGCCGAACGCTTTCCTACCCGGTGAGAACACCGTCGCCGAGCGTTCGTGGAAGACGTATCAGGCGCAGCTTATTCGTGCGGAGCGCCCACAGGGTGAGGGCCGGGTGCCTGGCGGGCTCTACTACGATCACCGCGAAGCACCACCGGAAACCGACCCATCCGACTACGACTCGCTGCGCGAGGGGCTGCGCGTGTCGTACGGCGAGTCAGCCGATGACAACGGCGGATGGGTCAACCTTGATCGCATCATCCAAGAGTATTGGGATGACGACACCGATCCGCAGGACGCGCGCCGGTACTACCTGAACCAGATCACCCACGCGTCGGACCAGTGGATCAGTCAGATCGAGTGGAGCGCGATTCGCGTTGGTGCCGAGGACAAGCCAGACCCGAACCCCATCAAGCCGGGTGATTTCATCGCGGTTGGGTTCGACGGCTCACGCGGCCGTCAGCGTGGAAAGGCTGACGCCACGGCGCTGATCGGGTGCCGCATCCATGACGGCCGACTGTTCACCATCGGCATTTGGCAGGCCGAGAAACACGAAAAGAACTGGGTACCTCCGGTTCACGAGGTGGATGCCGCGGTACGCAAGACGTTCGCAGACTTCCGGGTCATCGCGTTCAACGCCGACCCAACCGGCTGGACTGAGCAAGTCGTGGCCTGGGAAAAGGACTTCGGGCGACGGCTCAAGGTCAAGTGCTCCGTCAAGAATCCGATGATGGCCTGGCCAAAGGGTAAGGGCATCAACGTAGTCGAGCACATCGAGATTTTCCGTCACGCCGTCGTCACGTCGGGTCAGGATGCTGGCGCGGAAGACTCCGTCATCACGATCAGCCACAGCGGCGATCTCGCGCTGACACAGCACATCCTCAACGCACGAAAGCGCGCCGCCAGCCGCGGCTACCTGATCCACAAGGCATATCCAGAGTCCCCCAACAAAATTGACGCCGCGTACGCGGCGGTCATGGCGTACAAGGGGCGGCTCGACTGCTACGCCCAGGGTATCGGCGTACGCGTCAACTCATCTAGCCAGGGAAGGATGGTAGTGCTCGGATGACCACTGCAATCGCGCTGCCGTCGCTTCAATTGTCGAAGGACGAACAAGCCGTACTGATGGATCTGACTACTCAGCTCCAGAGGCACCAGGGCGAGAACCTGATCAAAGAGCAGTACTACGAGGCCAAGCGCCGAATGGAAGACCTAAAAATCGCCATTCCGCCAACGCTTTCCAACCTGATGTGCTGCGTAGGTTGGCCCGCCGTCGCCGTTGACAGTCTGGTAGAGCGGCTGAACTTTGAGGGCTGGTCATACGAGGGTGACGGCGAGGACCGCGACCCGCTGGGGCTCGATGAGATCTTCCTGGAGAACGATCTCGATGTCGAGTCGGATGTCAACCACACAGACGGCCTGATGTACGGAACCTCCTTTGTGGCTGTTTCTTCCGGTCTCGATGATGAGCCTGAAGTGGTCGTGACGGTGGAGTCGCCGCGGAACATGACCGCGATCTACGACCCTCGGACGCGTCGCGCCACCTCGGCGTTCTTGCAGATCGTTGACCGTGAGCAGCGGGTGGTAGGTGGGCGGTTGATACTGCCCAACGAAATCATCGCCCTGGAATGCGTTCCCATGGAACTCAGCGCGGCGGGCGTGGGCAATATGCGTGTGGTCGACCGCAACAAACACAATCTAGAGCGCGTGCTTGTGGCGCAGATGATCAACCGGCCACGGTCGGGTGCGCGCGGCCGCAATGGTCACTCTGAGATCACCGAAACCCTTATCTCGCATACACAGTCGGGTATGCGGACCCTGGCCAACATGGAGGTGGCCCGCGAGTACTTGGCATCCCCGCAGCGGGCGGTGCTCGGCGCGAAGGAATCGTTCTTTGTCGGCGAGGACGGTAAGCCAGTCCCGGCGTGGAAGTCCTACATCGGCCGCATGATCGCGCTGGAGCGCGACGAGTACGGCGAGATCCCGGACATCAAGGAATTCAAGGGCGCCAGCCTGGAATCGTTCTTCGGCCAGATGCGCACCCTCAGCCAGCTCGTATCCTCCGAAATCGCAGTCCCTGCAAATTATTTGGGCTTTGAGACAGACAACCCGCCATCTGCCGACGCGATCCGGTCGCTAGAGGGTCGCCACGTCAAACGCGCAGAGCAGCGCCAGAAGACATTTGGCCGCGGCTGGTCGGAGACCGCGCGGCTGTGCGTGATGGTGCGTGAAGGCAAGAAGTTCAACGAACTGCCCGGCGAGATTCGCAAGGTACGCCCCCAGTGGCGCGACGCCGCAACGCCGACCTTCGCGGCCACATCCGACGCGGTGACCAAGCTCATCGACAAGGGCGTTTACACGCCGACATCGCGTGTCACCCGCGACAAGCTGGGAATCAGTCGGGCTGATCAGCGACAGATGGAGATTGACGATAAGAAGACGACGGTCACGAACCTCGTCGCGTCGGTCCGTCAGGGTGTCGAGAATGCGCGCCAGGACAGCCAGGTAGCGTCCCTGGCTGACCGTAGAGCGGCATCTGTTGGCCAGCCTGGTTGAGCAGGCTCAAGCGCTCCAGGGCGTTCTGGGTGATCTTACTACGCTGTCCACCAAAGATCTTGTGGGCCTGTACAAGAAGCTCGAAAGCGACGGCGCGACGGGTGCCGACCTGCTGGACGCGTTCAAGGCCGTTTTCCCCGAGGTTGTACAGCCCTACGTCGAGGCCGCATCCCAGGTCGCGAATCAGTGGTACGGGGAGCTGGCACCTGATGAGCCCTACACACCAAAAGCGGTTGACGCGATTGACGCGGTGCCACAAGACCGCATGATGAACTCGCTGGAGTGGGCGTTTCGCGCAGCTGGCACCGCTCATCCGCTGACCCGGCTGACGGGTTCGGCACAGCGCATGGTGTTCGACGGTGCTCGCGCGACGATTCTGCGCAACGCCGACGCCGAGAAGGTCAAGTACTCGCGCCTGGCGTCGCCGGGTGCGTGCGAGTTCTGCCGAGTGATGGCCACGCGCGGAGCGGTATACCGCAGCGCTCACGCGGCGCAGGCCGGCCATGACAACTGCCATTGCGTGCCGGCTGTCGCTCGCGGAAAGCTCAAGTTCCAGCGTCCGGGGTATTACCAGGACTGGGACGCCGAGTACATCGACACGGTCAAACAGCTCGAAGCTGAGCAGATCAAGCCGACGCTCAACGCGGTCCTGTCGAAAATGCGGGCCAACGAACTGGCCGCGTCAGACAGCGGGCCAACACTGGTAGCGATGTCTACCAAGAAGTCACCGGCGCCAGCAGACATGGCCAAGTGGCTTGATGCCGAGAAACAGCATCAGTACGACGTGTCAGCGTGGTTGTCGGCCGAGAAGAGTCACACCAAGAAGTTGGCCAAGGCCGCGGCGCAGGCCAAATACGTGGCCAAGAAGAAGGCGACCGCCGAATGGCTGGCGGCCGAGCAGCAGCACCAGGCCGACGTGTCGGCGTGGCTGGTGGCCGAGAAGGACTTCACCAAGAAGAAAGCGAAGGCGGCGGCGCAGGCCAAGTATGTGGCCAACAAGAAGGCCGCCGCCAATACCGTCGCGTGGCTCAAAGCCGAGCAGGTCTACAACGAACAGCAGACATTGCTTGAGATGGCAGCCGAGGCAGCCAAGGCATCCGCGAAGGTCGCCGCAATGGCCAACGCGGCGGCGAACGTCGATCTCAAGAAGGCGTCCAAGGCGCTGGCGGCGGCCAAGCACGCGGCGAAGAAGAAGGGCGACACCACCAAGTACGACGCACTGGCCAAGATGACACCCGCCGAGTATGCGGCATCCAAGGGTGGGGTGGCCGCGCCGAAAGCCACGACAACGATCACCGCGAAGGTCACCACCCCGGAGACCGCGGCGACGGCGGGCATCGGCACCGTCAGCACCGCCACCAAGCCCAAGGCTGTCGTTGGTGCGCTGACCGACTCACCGAGCGCTCTCGCCAGCACCGGCCAGGTTCTCGGTACTCACGGCGCCACCGTGTACACCGACTCCACGTCTCAGAAGTGGTTGGTCAAGGGTCCCAAGAACCCGAATGATCAATTCCTGGTCACGCTGGATGCGGCATCCGCTGAGCTGCAAGCGAAGTCGGGCTTGACTACACCGGCGATGTACATCATGACGGTAGGCGGCAAGCGTCAGTCCGTTCAGTACATGTTCCCCGGCAGCAAGAGTGCCTTTCCTTCTGGGGTTGACCTGTCCACAATCAGTGAACCTGATCTGTTGACGATCCAGAAGCATCACGCGCTCGACTGGCTGATGGGTAACCACGACAGTCATGCCGGGCAGTTCATCCGTGCTGGTAGCGGTGAGATTGTCGGAATCGACAAGGGCCAAGCTTTCAAGTATTTCACCGGCGACAAGCTGGACTGGAACTATCACCCCAACGTCAAGCACGGCACGCCAGAACCCATTTACAACACGCTGTTTCGACAGTACGCCGAAGGCAAGCCCGGTAAGTTGCTCAATCCCTCGGGCGGCGAGCTAGCGGACTACATCCAAGGTCTACAGGCGATCCCAGACAAGGAGATCCGCAACCTATTCCGGCCCTACGCCGAGGGTGCGGTCAAACAGGGAAAGCTGTTGGTCGAGGCCAACGGTAGCACTCCGACGAACAATGTTGACGCGTTCCTAGAAGCCGTTGTTGCCAGAAAGAACGGTCTCGCAAACGATCTGAGCGCGTACTACGTCAAGGCTGTCGAAAAGCGCCTGACGAAAACCAAAGTCAAGGGTGAGGTCACCACCGTGACGCCGGGGATGACCATCACGCAGGGTGACTTCCTACCACCAACTCCGATCCCGACTGGTCCGACGCCGGTCCTGTCTGGAGACGCGCTCAAGAAGGCTGGTAAGGCGCTCGCATCAGCCAAGTACCTGGCGAAGAAGAAGGGGGACACCGCCAACTTCGCTCAACTGTCGAAGATGACACCCGAGCAATACTGGCAGATGAAGAACGGCAATGGGCCTAGCCAACCTGTTGCGGCACAGTCTGTTACGAAGCCTGCGAAGGGGACAAAGTCCGCCAAGTTACTTGAATGGGAAAAAGAATTCCTGAAGACGTCCGGGTCGAGTGGGTTCTTCCAGCCTGTCAAGGCGTACGCGGTCGAGAAGGGTATCAAGCTCTCCGAGGCCATCCCCGAATTCGACAAAGAGTTCGGTATCGCGGCGCTCACCACTGATCAGTTGGCGAACCTGCTGGGCTACTACGACGTTGGGGTCCAGACCAAATGGCTCGGCAAGTACGGTGACGCACTCGGCGACGACATGGCCAAGAATGTGCTGGACAAGCTCAAAGCCCAGGGTAACTCCAAGATCAAAGAACCTCCGAAACCTGTTGTCATTAAACAGGGGACGAAGTACACCCCCGAGCATGAGCAGCCCGCGGGCGAGCTGGCCAAGCTCGGCAAGACGGTTATCGCCAACTCCAAGGCCCCCGTCGGATCTGCCGACAACCCGCACGTTTTCGATGCCAGCGGCAAGGCGGTTGAGTGGCAGCAGTTCGGCTCGCTGATGTCGCCACAGAATGCCTCGGCTTGGAAATCCGACCAGCACAGTGCCATCAAGTCGTACACCGGCAGCGGCTACAGCACAATGAACGCACACGCTCGCGAAGACAAAGTGCCGTCAGCCAAAACCAAGGCGCTCGATTCGGCGTTCTACGAGCACAATCCGTTTGAGGAGCACATCGTGCTCAGCCGCGGTACGCACGCTGTCGAGTTCAACGACGAGAACAGTCTGGGAATGAAGTTCAGTTTCGGCGCTGACATCGATGCGCTCAAGGTGCTGGAGGGTGAGACGTACATCTCCAAGTCCTTCCTGTCCACGTCGATCACCACCACGCCGGCATTCCACAACCCGGTTCGCGTGCTCTACAAGATGAAGCCAGGTCAGCGCGGCATCTTCGTCTCGGGTACACCAGACGGAATGGATCAACTGACCTCCGTCGGAACCCACGAGCGCGAGGTTATCCTTCCCCGTAACCAGAAGATGAAGGTGCTGGAAGTGCGCAAGTCAACCGGGTCGTCACAGTTCAAGGTTGACGTGATCGTGGAGGTGGTGGATCAACCTGTCTAATCCCATCCCCACACGCTGGTTGCCCAACGGCGTATACGACATCATCAGCGCCGAGCTGGGCGCGTTCTATGACCAGCCGGATTATCCCGGCGCACGCACTGGCGCTGGGCGTTACGTCGACCTCTTTCAGGACCCGGAGCTGGAACATCCAGTCGGGCGACTCTGGACCAACGACAAAGACGCCTGCGGTCTGCTGCATGTGGCAGACGGCGATGAGGTGCTGTACGCCTACGTTGCGCTATCAATTCGTCGCGAGCTACATCAGGGGAGTGCCGCGAAGAACACCTTTGAGCACATGTGCGCAGAGTGGAATGAAGACGGCACGCTTACGACGACAAATCTCGCGGATATTGAAGACTCCGCGATTGCACTCAACGCAGACCTGTAGAACCAAATAGTTAAGGCCCCTAACGGGATTTCGTTAGGGGCCTTTTGCGTGCCTGGTTACGGATGAATTCCTTGCTCCCAGCATAGATAGAACTGGGCAACGGTCTCCGCCCATTCGACGCGGCGTTTCACACGTTTCGCGTACCACTTCGCGAACTGCTCGCCCATTTCGGCATCAACGCACGCGTTGTACCGCACCCATTCCAGCGCCTCTCGGTAGTCCTCATCCGTGGTCTTCATGGTAGAGCACTCTACCACCGAATTGGTAGAGACGTATACCACCCTCACCGCACAAATCTTCCGCTCACACCCGAGCGGATCGCCCGAAACGGGCGCCCCCTCTATGCGAAACGCAGGAGAGATCTCACATGTCAGAAGAAGTCGGAACCCCCACGCCCAACTCGATGCCCGGAGCGGCCGAGACCGCGGCTGGTCAGCAGCCAGACGCGACGGGGGAGAGCATCGACGAGCTGGAAACTTCGTACGACGAACAGCTCGCGACGCTGGAGGGCGAACGCGACCAGTGGCGCGACCAGGCTCGTAAGAACGAGGCTCGCGCAAAGACAAACGCGGCCAAGGCGAAGGAGCACGATCAGCACTTCGCCGAGTACAAGGCCGCGTTCGATCGCGAACAGCAGAAGAAGGAAAGCGAGAAGACACCTGATCAGCGCGTGCTAGATCAGGCAGCTCAGGATCGGGCTCGCGCCGAGAAGGCCGAGGCTGACAAGGCTGAGGCAGATGCTCGCCTTCTGAGATACCAACTGGCCGAAGGCATTCCACCGTTTGCGCTGCCACTGATCACGGCGACTTCTGAGGAAGAGATCACTGCCGAGGTCGAGGACCTAAAGGTCAAGCTCGCTGCCTACGTCACTGAGGTGACCAATAGCCAGTCCCGCAGGCCAGCTCCCGATCCGGCGTTTGGGCGCGGTGGTGCCGCTGGAGCAACTCCAGAAGAGCAATTCGCCGCAGCGCTCAGAGGCGTTATTTAGCAACCACTTTCATTTGAAAGGAGGTCACACCAATGGCTGGTGTGGACATCAATCGGACTACAAACGGGGTGCTTCTGCCCCCGGCTGTGTCCCAGCAGATCTGGCAGAACGTCCAGCAGGCTTCGATCATTCAGCAGCTCGTGCCGCAGATTGATCTTCCCGCTGGTGGCCTGTCCATCCCGATCATCACGGGAGATCCCCAGGCCGAGTGGGTCGATGAGACCGACGAGAAGCCGGTAAGCCGCGGATCGCTGAGTTCCAAGAACATCAAGGGCTACACGCTTGCCGTGATCGTCCCGTTCTCGAACCAGTTCAAGCGCGACCTTCCGGGCCTATACAACGCTCTCGTCAGTCGCCTTCCGCGTGTCCTTGCCAAGAAGTTCGACCGTACGTGCCTGGGGTTCGACCCCTCGCCCGGTACTGGATTCGACACTCTCGCGGCTGCGCCGACCGCTTCGATCGCTACCAACGTCTACGACGGCTACGTCGATGCGCTGGAGTCTGTCGCTTCGGTCGAGGGCTCTGACGTCGAGCGCTGGGTTCTCACCTCTCAGGCTGAGATCGCCGCGCTGGGCGCCAAGGACACCATGGGTCGCCCAATCTTCATCGACTCGGTTACCCGTGAGGGTCGCGTTGAGCGAGAGATTCTGGCGCGTCCCGTCTCCAAGACACCGCATGCCTACAAGGCCGGTTCGCCGTCCACCGTGGGCTTCGGCGGCGAGTGGTCCACCGCAATGTGGGGCTACGTGGAGGGCCTGTCCATCGACATCTCCAGCCAGGCGAGCCTGACTGATGGTGCCGAAACGCTGAACCTGTGGCAGCGCAACATGTTCGCAGTCCGCGTCGAGTTCGAGGTTGGTTTCGCCGTTCGCGACGTTAACCGCTTCGTCCGCATCACGGGCGCAAACGCCGCTCCGGGTAGCTAGCAGAAGGGAGCGGACAGTGGCCGCCGTTGCAATCACCAGAGGCGAGATTCAGGCACATCTACCGGGTGCGCCCGATGAAGTGGTTGATCGTCTCATCGCTGGCACGATTGCGCGAGCGGCCCTGTTCGCGCCCTGCATTACCTCAGCCCAATTCCCCATAGAGAAGGCGGCCGCAGCGAAGGACATCCTGATCGATGTCATCGTGCGTGCCGCCGAATCGGGGAGTGGCGTGCAGAGCAACATTATGGCTGGCCCTTACCAGGTCAGCTCTGATACCTCCAAACCGCGACGCCGCCGCTTTGAGACCGACGAGATACGCGATCTCAAGGCCCTGTGTGGCATCAAGTCCGGCGGTGCGTTCACCATCACTCCGACGTACGACGCGACCGACGCATATACCGAGGATGTAACCCCGGCGTGACGATCATCGCAGCCATTCCCACCAACCTGCTCGGTGCTCTGCACCGCTACAACTCGGCCGCGGTCAACGCGGAGAACGCGCCAGTTCGCACTTGGACGCCACCCAAAGGTCAGCGCGGCATTCTGTTCTGGTTTCAGGCGGCCGCGCCCCCTGGTGGCGCTGGGGACCCCGAATACATCAAGGATCGGTCCGTCGATCGGGTTGAACTGTATATCCCGCCCTTGCTCATCGACATCGACGGCAATGCAATGGACGATCCCGGCGCGATGGATGTGATCGACCTCCCCGACAAGAACTCGTTGCGTGGCGTGCGACCAGGACGCGCCGGCCTCCTGCAAGCGCTCAATGACGACCGAATTATCTGGAACCGCTACGAGGTTCAGGGCTGGCCGCGCGATTACACCAACGGTTTTCACCTATGGCAACCAGGCAAGGTTGTCGACCTAGAGAGGGTCACCTGATGTTCCGAGTTCACCTCAAGAGCGGCGAGCACGTTGATTTTCCCGAGGATGGCAAGTCTGAGTGGGAGACCGAAGAGGTCACCAACAACCTGATAGTGAGCACCGACACCCGCATTGGGATTTTCAACGGCGACCAGTGGACGCACGTAGTCGAGGATCGCGACACCGATGGCGAGTAGTCGGGTTCGCATTCAGCACAAGGTGAACGGCTACTACAAAATTCGCGGTGCTGCGGGAGTGAGAAGCGATCTTGAGCGCCGCGCAGCCGCGATCGCCGCGGCGGCGAACGCCGAGTCCGGTACGGACGGGTTCAAAACCAGCAGTGTGCAGGGCGTTAAGCGCCCTCAAGGTCGTTGGCGTACGACCGTAATTCCCACGACATTCAAGGCTATTCGGCACAATGCCCGACACAACACATTGGTGAAGCGGCTCCATGGCTGAGCTGATCGTTCCCAAACCATCTGTAGCGCTTGCGGTTCAGGCATTGACCGCAGGGTTACCGCAAGCTGGCCTAACCGGTGTCTTCGTTTCTTCCAAGAAGCCGGGCACTGCGACGGGTCATCGCATCCTGCCAGGCAAGTTCATCCGCGTAACGCGACTGAACTCGGGTGGGATGCTCAATCGCGTTACCGACCAGGCACATCTGCTGATCGAGTGCTGGGACGATAGCGGAGAAGGGGAGAAGCTGGCCAACACAGCGCGTGGGGTGTTGCGCGCTGTCAGTGGCCAAACGATCGCTGGCGGATTCGTTCGTTGTGCCGGTGACGACAACGGGCCCGTGGAATTTCCCGATCCCGACGTGCCGAGTCACGACCGCTATCAGTTCACGGTCGACCTGCTCATCTCCACCAACTAGCCCGAAACGGGTGCCCCTCAGGTCCGGTCCAAGTTCCGACCACTTCTCAGTAGAAGGGGACCAATTATGGCCAATTCCAAGAACATTTGGGCGGCAACTCTTCACGAGGATGGCGGTAGCTTCTACCGTGCTCCTCTGGGGACCCCGCTGCCTGATGACGCCCTTGATGCGCTTGACGCTGCTTTCAAGGACCACGGCTGGATGGGTGACGACGGGTTCAAGGTGAGCCCCAAGCGTGACACCACCAAGCACAAGGCATTTGGTGGGTCCACGGTCAAGACGACCCAGGACAACTACGAATGCACTGTTACCGCAACGATCTACGAGCAGAACATTGTGACGCTCAAGACCGTCTTCGGTGACGACAACGTGACCGTGAGCTACGCGAGTGGTCACGCCAAGTACCGCGTCGAATGGTCTGATGCTCAGCTGCCGCGCAGCTCGTTCATCCAGCGCTACATCGACGGACGGAAGACCGCGCTCAATGTGATCGAAGAAGGCCAGATCGTAGAGATCGAGGACATCGAGTATGTCCACGATCAACTGGTCAAGTTCACGGTCAACATCGACGTGTACAAGCCGGAATCTGGTAACCCCGGCGTCTACTCGCTGATCGACGATCCCGACGCCACTGGCTCGGGCTCCTAGATCGAAAGTCTCACCCCGGCAATGGTTGTACCTCTGGACCGGACCGCCCTTGCCGGGGTGGGGCCGTCCGGTCAACATCTCTCAAATTGAAAGGTTCGGTCCATCATGGCATTTCGTATCACCCCCGCATCTGAGGCAAAGGTCGAATTTGAGGTGCCTATGAAAGACGGCTCCGTGCTGGCTTTCGCATTGCCGCACATGAACTTCATGGACGAAGACCTAGCCCGAAAGATGAAGAAAAACCTCACCGCGCTAGACGCGCCCGTTCCAGTGCTGGATGCCGAGGGTAACCCGATTCTTGATGAAGAGGGCAACCCGGAGACCGAGGTGCCGCGCCGGACCATGCACGAGACCACCCGAGACTCGGCCCGGGCCATGCTCAGCGCGGTACTCGATGAGTCGCTGTGCGACCGGCTGATGACGCTCACGGTCGGCGAACTGGATCAGATTCTTGCCCACTGGGCCAAGGAGTCTCAGAAGCCAGTCGGACCGGATGGCCAGACCCGCGACAACGGCGAGCCTGGCGTCAGCCTGGGGGAATCTTCCGCCTCCTCGAACTCCTAGACGAGTGGGGGGAGGCGATCCAAGCCGACCTAATGGATCGCCAGCTTCACCGTCGTGACATCGGCTCACTGCTGATGTCCTGGCAGGAATTGCGTGTGTTCCTGGAGAACTTGGGCACCAACTCCGCGCTGTTCCGTGCACGTCATCCGCGCACGTGGGCATGGGACCTGAACGTAGATCTACTGTGCGCCATCCTTTTCACGCTTCAAGGCGCGAACTGGCAGCGCGCGGGCGGCCGAGGTTCCAAGCCCAAACAGATCAAGAGGCCCAGCGACGAAGGGCCATCGATCGATCCGAATATCCCTATGGCCGTGCGTAAACAGCGGCACGACGACGAGATCGCCCGTCGTCGTGCGGTGCGAGACAAGAGGCGTGGCAGGAAATCACAGATGATCCCGAGAGGAGTGAGCGTTGGCTAAAGGCGTAGAGCTGGCTGTTGGATACGTCTCGCTCGTGGCAGAGACTCGCGATCTGCAAAAGGGTGTCACTCGCGCACTGAATGCCGCTGGAAACGACGCTGACGCCATCGGCCGGCGCATGGGGCGCGATCTAGGACAGGGGGCGTCCACGTCGTTCGGCGACATCATGAAGAAGGGTCTCGCTACTGCGGGCATCGCGGGCGGCCTTGCGTCGATCACCGCTGGATTCACCGCCGCCGTCAAGTCGGGGACTGAGTTTCAGCGGAATTTGAACACCCTTCAGGGCGCATCGAACGCATCGGCGGCCGAGATGGCCCAGATCAGCGCCAGGGCTCGCGAGCTTGGTAGGGACGTGACACTGACTGGCACCTCCGCGCAGGATGCCGCAGCCGCAATGACCGAGTTGGTGAAGGGTGGCCTGAACGTAAGGCAGGCGATGGAGGCCGCACGCGGGACTCTCCAACTCGCCACCGCCGCACAAGTGGACGCCGCAACTGCTGCCGAAATTCAGGCTCGCACTCTCAACACCTTCGGCCTTGGTGCGGAGTCCGCGGCCATGGTCGCCGACAACCTCTCGAATGCCGCCGCCGCAGCAAGTGGTGAAATCACCGATGTCGCCTACGCAATGCAGGCTGGCGGCGCAGTCGCATCCAACTTCGGCCTGTCCGTCGAAGATACGACCACCGCACTCGCGCTGTTTGCCAAGAACGGCATCATCGGCAGTGACGCCGGAACGATGCTCAAGGCATCACTGCTGGCCATCACCGATTCGAGTAAGCCCGCCCAGGGTGCGATCGAAGAGTTGGGTCTGACTCTATACGACCAGCAGGGGCGCTTTGTCGGCATCCGCTCGATGATGGACCAGCTCAATCAGGCCGCAAAGCGGATGACGCCGGAGATGTTCCAATCCGCGACCACAACGCTCTACGGCTCGGACGCTGCCCGTATCGCCGGTATCGCAGCGCGGACGAGCGGCAAAGACTTCGACGTGATGCGGGAGGCTGTCACCAAACAAGGGGGCGCGGCACGTCTGGCCTCTGCTCAGCTCACGGGTCTACCGGGAGTCTTTGAACGTCTGTCGAATACGGTCGATGACGCCAAGCTTCAATTGTCGGATCTAGTTGATGGTCCGCTCATACAGGTCGGCAACTGGGTCAACACGACGCTTGGCGACCTCCTAGATGCACTGAAGGGCGACACCAGTAGTGGCGTCTTTTCAGACATCACTGAAGGGGTCAAAGAGGCATGGCCGGATATTCAGAAGTTCGGCAAGGCGCTCGGTGAGGTTCTCCAAACGCTTGGCAGCGCGGCGTGGACCGGCTTCGTAGAAGCGCTGAAAGTCGCTGGCGACGTTATCGGATTCGTTGCGCCGCTGCTGAGTACGGTCGCAAGCGCGCTCGACGGTCAAGAGTCGTTGGTTACCGCGGTCGCGGTGGCATGGGCTTCATGGAAGTTCATCCCCGCACTTCTAGACCGGCTTCCGGGTCCGCTGGGTAACCTGCGGCAGACCCTACCCGGTGTTGTCACCGGCATGCGTGGATTCCGCGAAGAGATGCAGTTACAGCGCAGTCTTGGGGCCGCCCAGGGTGTCCAGTTGAACGGCATGAACGCAGCTCTTGCCACCATGCAGGCGCGGTATTCGGTACTTGGTCGCATGGGTGAGGCGTACCGCTCAGGTGTCGATGGTGCCGAACGGTTCGGGCGTACAGCGGGTGTGGCACGTGCAGCGACCGCTGGCTTGTCCACCGCGGCAGGCGGTCTCATGTCAGCACTCGGTGGCCCGTGGGGGTTGGCACTTGGCGGTGCATCAGTCGCACTGGGCCTACTCGCCGCGAAGCACCAAGAGGCTGCTGACAAGGCTGCTCAACAGCGTCAGGAAGAGGAAGCACTTCGCGCCACGCTAGACAAATCCACTGGGCGAATCACTGAGCAGACGCGTGAACAGGTCGCGACCAAGTTTCAGGAGATCAACACCGATCAGCGCGCACGCAGCTACGGCCTAGATCCCACGCAGCTTCTCGACGCAGCCCTAGGAACTGGTGATCCCAACGCGTACAACGACATCCGCAATAGGGCTGCCGACATCATCGGTGAGCAAGTAGGCGATAAGGGGTTGCGAACCAGAAGCGCGATGATCGACATCCGCAATGCGGGTATCACCAATGAAGAACTGACGCAGGCACTTCTGCGCGAGGGCACCGCGTGGGATGACGTTAACAAGAAGCTCAGTGACTATCAGTCAAACCAGAAGAGCATCAACAAGGACTACCAGAAAGGTGTTGAGGGGCTTCAGGGCTTCATCGACATCATGCCCGATGTGCGCGAGTCGTTTATCACGATGACGCAGAACATCAATGAGCAGCGCAATTCCATCGGCGACATGTCGCAGAAGCAGCGCGACCTCCAGTCGATGCTCGAAGGCACTTGGCGCGCAACAGAAGAAGGCGTAAAGCGCTTCAAGGAGCTTGGCGCATCCATTGTCCAAGTGCCAGATAGTAAGTCGGTTGTCGTCACCGCGTTGACCGAGGATGCCCAGAACAAACTTAAGGGCCTTGGCTACGAAGTTCAGAAAATGAAGGACGGCAATTTCAAGGTTGTTGCCGAAACCGACGACGCCAAGCGCCGAATTGCAGAGCTGATCGAAAAGATCAATCAGCCGCACACCATGACGATTCAGGCGCAGATGACAGGTTTGGGCGCCATTCTGCCTGGACCCATCGGCCCCGTAGCGGGTGCCTTGCAGCAACTTCCGAAGAAGAAGGATGGCGGCGCGGTCTACGGCCCCGGTAGCGGAAAGTCCGACGACGTACTCATGTGGGGTTCGCAGGGTGAGCACATGCTTACCGCTGACGACGTTGACAACATGGGCGGACACAGAGGCGTGTTCCAACTTCGCCGGGCGGCGGCGCAGGGCATGCTTCCGGGGTTCAAGGATGGCGGACCCGTTGACCTGGAAGACCTCTTCGGCGGCGACCTCGGTCCGGGTCTGGCGGATGAAGCGGGCTTGCAGAGCAAGACAATTCTGATCAACCGCGCTATTTCGATGCTGTTCGGTGATCGAATTCGGAAGATCGGCGGCATGCGCGCCGACTCGCTGCCGTACCACCCGTCTGGGCGCGCACTTGACATCATGATTCCAGATTCGAGTACACCCGAGGGGAAGCAACTCGGGGACGATATTCGTCGCCACCTGCTGGAGAATGCCAGCGCTTACGGTCTCGAAGATGTTATTTGGCAACAGAACTGGACCGGGGCGAACGGCCAATCGAACCGGATGGACGACCGCGGTAACCCGACCGCCAACCATATGGATCACGTTCACGCCACGTCTATCGGAGGCGGGAAGCCTCGCAAAAACACCCGGTTTGTGTTGCCCGCGAAGGTGCGACGCCAGCTCACCGAGCAGTACATGGCCAATGGTGGCACCGGGCCAGCCAACGCCGCCAGCCTCATGGGGCAGATCATGGGTAACGGCGGCATTCCAACGGGGCGCGAAAGCGGCGTGAGTGCCCTGGCTGCCGGTGGCATGAACGATCGCGGCACCGACCGCACCGAAGGCTACATTCCCGCCGCGGCCGGTAGCACCGGCACTGCGGGCACCAGTTTCGCCTCCGGGCTGCTGAACATGGGTGCCGAGGCAGTCAACGGGCTCATCGATCAGGCCGCGTCAGCGGCGGCCACAGCAGCATCAGCGGCCGCCACAGCCGGCAGCTTCGGCGCTGGCGGTCAAGCCGCAGGTCCGGCCGCCGCTGCGGCGATCGGTCTCGGGGCGAACGCGGCCAAGCGTGGTGTGAGCTGGGGCTTCCAGATGGCCGGTATCGGCGTGGACGCGCTGGTTGAGCAGTTGTTCCCATTCGGCGCTCCCCGCTGGCTGGGCTACGACTACACCGGCTTTGTCCCGCAGCTCCAGAATCAGAGCGCTGCCACCACGACATTGGAAAAGGCGGAGGCGCAGAAGTCGGCCGTCGATCCCAATACGAAAGAGCACGGCGAGGGCCTAGGTGCCGCACCCGGCCCCGAGCTACCCGGCGCACCCGTCCAGGCGGGGCAGATGCCCGGCTCTGGCGCGCCTGGCACACAGACACAGGCGCAGCCCGGCGCACTGCCTGGTGTGGGTGGTGGTCAGGGGCCGTTGCCGCCACCCCCCGCTAGCTCCAATCCGTTCGGCACGAAAACCGGACCCGGTCCTGCAGCACCGCCGCCGACGATGGACGGCCCGCCCGCGGCGACACCGCAGCAGCAGAATCCGAACTCACCGATGGGCCCGGAATGGCTCAAAATGATGGGCATTTTTGACTCCGGCGGCATGCTGCCGCCTGGTGGTATGGCAATCAACCTGTCGAAGTCGCCCGAGCCTGTTCTAACCGGCCGCCAGTGGGCCGATGTCAGCACCGCGGCCGCGCGCCAGCCGCTAGAGCCGGGTGCCCTACAGGGCAACGACTACAGCATCAAGGTCGACAACATCAACGTCAAGGATGTGGACGAATTGATGGGCCAGCTCAACGACAAGCAGAAGCTCCAGATGATGCGGTACGCGGGGCGACCGTGAGTAGCAATCCGTTCATCGTCCAGCCTGATCGCTATGAGTCGCAGATTCTTTCGATGTGGATCAGTGGTGACGGTCGCCGATTCCACACGCATGGCGAGGTCGAGGGACATGAGGGTGTCTGGAATGCCAAGGGTCAGGTGCAGGGCATCTATGACGCCCCGGTCAAGACCACCTGGAAGGCGGGCGCGTTCCAGGATGGCGCGACCCAGAAGGGCAAGAAGGTTCTGCACCGAGATCTCACGCTTGGATTCCATTGCATCGAAACACTTGGCCGCACAATGGAAGAGAACGAATCAGACTTCCGCAAGATCTTCGCCTACGAAGTGGATGAGTGGGACGACAATCCCGAGCCGATCACGCTAGGCATCGAGACTGAGAAGTCTGGCGTGCGCATGCTTGACGTGTTGATGTATGAGAACCCTGTCATTGAATCTGACATCGATCCGATCAAACAGCAGTACCTCAACCTTATTCTGAAACTCCGTGCAGGTCAACCGATGTGGTATGAAACCCCGGTCATCACCGAGTTTTCGGATGGCGGTGCCGACGGTGTGGGGTTCATCGAGATCGAAAACCCGACAGATCAGCCCATGCGGCACAAGTGGATTCTGACTCGCGCAGAGTGGGAGATCCCGGATTTCAGCTGGCGCGGCAAGAAGTACGCGCGCAAACCCGGTGGCGCCTACCGCTCTAGGGTGCTGTCGATTCCGCCGATCACCGCGGTGCAGGGTGGCGCGGTCATCAGCCTGAACAAGCAGGACTTGATGATTCGCGATGCGCACTACACCAACATGTTGCCGCTGATGAATGGCCGATTCTTCATGCACGTCATCCCGCCGTACACCCCGAAGCAGCAGATTCCGATCAGCTACAAGAACGCCCCCGCTGGAGGCGCGATGGCTCAACTGATACAGCCGCGGCTCTGGTCGCGGCCATGGGGTCTTGAGTGAGCGTCAACGACGCCACCGCCGTACTCGACTACGAACCCATTCAGCTCGACTTCGACAACCTAGACCTGCGCGCGCAGTGCGAGGCGATCTGGGACGAGACGATCAAGCAAGAGCGCGCCGAGATCAGACTTCGCCGACAGCCACCGATCGTCCGCATCTTCGACGGTGAATGGGAACTACACCACGTACTGGCCACCGAGTACCGCGCCGAATTCTCGTTTATTTCCAACGACTCTGGCCCCGGACAGACAGACATTCCATTCACGTCAGAAGTGGCGCAATGGATTCACGACATGCAGGGCCGCATGGACCGTGGCGAGAAGCGAAACGTCCACATCACCGTGGACTACTGTGGCGCGCGCTGGTCTGGCCGACTCGACAAGGCAACACTCAAGTCAGACGAAGATGGCGACCAAACACTCAGTGTCACTTGGCTTCACGACTACGAGAATCTTAAATGGTACAGTGTTTGGAGCAATCCATTCTTGCCCGCGGCGTTCCAAGCGCCGCGCGCGTTCATTCTCGCGGGTCCTGTCCCATGGATTCTGAAAATGAGCCTGTTCCTGCAATTTTTCCGGGAACACAACCCGCTCATCACGATTCCCGATGATCCGCTGAATCTGGCGAGCTGGTTCTCAGGGCTAGATCAGTCCACCTGGAGCATTGTCGTCAAGCCGACCTCATTCTTCGAGGCAATGGCCAGCGGTGCCGTGTGGGGCATGGTGTCGTCTCGATGGGCCAACTGGCACGACATGGCAAAGATTATGCTCGAAGACGCCGAGTACAGCGTTGTGTGCCGCCGCTGGCTAGAGGGCGACCCCGAGCCGTGGCCCGGTGCGAAACTGCGCAGCGGAACCCTAGTCATCGACATCGTGGACAAGTCCGGCGTGATGATCGGAACGTCACACGGCGGCACCATGTTCGACGGATTATTCCGTACCGCAGCCGAATTCGCCGACGACTTCATTGACTCGACCGACGACCTGATCGCCGATAACGACATCCCCGAGGACTACTTCATCCCCGGACTGCGGCTTACCCGCAAGGAGATGCCGTACGTCATATACCGCGACGGTGACCAATCACCCATCCAGACATCGGAATTCACCGTGTCACCCGCCAAGGGTATTCAGGTGAACGTCGGCGGGCACTCGATGCCTGGCGTCAATGAGGCCATCAGCGCGTCTATACAGGCCGGGTTCGACATTCTTGGCGGTATCGCCCAGATCGGCTCACTCGGTGGCACAGTTGACACACTGGTCAAACCCCTCTACGAGGACACTGTTCTAGCGTGGTGGTCGGTCAAATCAACTCAGCGGGCGCAGAATTCGGGATGGTCTCGGTATTTCGAGTACTTCCAAGATGGCGCGAACAAAGCGTACACCATCGCGGCGCTGATGGTGCTTCGTGCTGGCTTCTGGGCGACGAAGACAACCATCAGTTGCAAGGTGTCAGTGGTAGATGGTGCCCCATTCATGGTGGGCGACAGCGGCCTTGGGCACTTCTTTCTAGATGACCGTGTAGGTATCGCCCTGCGCAATGACACGCGGAACCGAATCCAGATGGACAGGTGCCGCCGCATCGACCTCAAGTGGGATGAGGAGACCCCACCGGAATGGCAACTGACCATCGGCGACGAACGCGCGCTACAGGACCCGGCACAGCGGGCCTGGGGCAAGATCGAGTCCATCGTCGCCGCCCTGCGAGATCTGGGAGTGTACTAAGTGACGATGCCCGCGATGAATCCCAATTTCGGGATGAACGGTGCCAACGCTCAAGACTACGAGTTCTCCAAAGGCTTTCCCACACACGAGAATTGCGACCTTGAGAACCCGCGAGAGATGTTTCTATGGATGCTCGTCGCACTACCTGGCGTCGTCGGCGCTCAGCTCGTCATGCCCATTGGTTACAACATGGCGGTCTCTGAACACCTCTACGAATGTGGCGCGGGCCTGGTGCGCGAGCCGGTCAAGAAGTGGATTCCACCGAAGGCAAACGGCCCGCACTGGATGACCTCACCGGGGCAGTGGGTACCTATGGAAACACCTGTCGAGGAGCAGCATCCAGCCGATGTGGCAATCAACAAGCTGTCCCGTCTCCAGCAGGCAGAGCTTCTAGAGCGCCTACTCAAGATGCGTGAGGGCGGTGATCTGTGACCCAGCCCGATCAGCTCAACCCTGAACAAGCGGCCAATTACGACAGCCTGGCCTCCTGGGCGGAGATGACCGAGATCGACTGGCGTAACAAGTACAATGCGCCCTATCAGACAGCGCTAGATCAGTTCACGGGCGGATTCTTCGGTGGCCTGCCAACGGGTATGCCGCACAGCCTGGCGATGCTAACGGCGTTGATTCGCAAGCTGATCGGCAATCCGTTTGCGATATTCCCCTCCGCCGAGGAGGCGCTGGACGCGCTGTTTCAAATTCCGATCATCGGCGATCTGCTGTCGATCGTCTTCCGCGGCACGATTCCGCGATCTTGGATTTCTGATGTCATCGAAGATCTGATCAGTGGCGCTGGACAGTTCCTCAACGCATTGAGCGTGAGCGGCAACCCCTTCCTCCAGTGGGACCCCGCCAAGCCAGGCTGGCAGTCTGGCGGGTCAGCCAAGATGAGTGCCAACGGAACCCAACAGTCAGCACGCTCAGAGATTTTCAATGTTGTTCCCGGACAGGTACTTGAGCTACCAGCGGGCACCATGTGGTCAAGCCTGACCGCCACGCCGGGGACGAATCCCATCAAGGTTGGCTTCGCTACCTGGGACGCGAATAAGAATCCGTTGCCCGATGTGATCACCGGCCAGTTGCAACCTCCCGCGGCTAACGGCATCTGGCAAGCCATGCCGTCCCAGCCCTGGAAAGTAGAGAGTGGGGTGGCCTTCGCCGCGCCGCTCCTGATGCTCGACTCCGGCGCAATTTCGGGCGATGTGTGGTTCTCGAATGTATTGCCGCACATGTCAAACAAGATCAACCCGCTGGATCTGCAAAGTATCCTAGAGGGTGGCAACAACATCGCCGAAGACATCCAGAACACCTGGAATAGCTTCTGGAATGGTGTGTTTGGTGGAAGCGCCACCGGCAAGACGCCGGACGATGTGAAGGCCGCTGCTGGACATGTCACATCAGTAGCCAGTGATGCCAGCGCCGCCGCACAGTTCGCAGCTTCGATGGTCATCCGGCCTCGGCGCAGTCCACGCTGGATCTCCACTGGAACTCACGATGATGTTTCGTTCCCAATCATTTCGGCACAGTCGATGTTCACCCCTGCGCTGAATGACATCACCTACATCCCCATCACGCCGGACACGGATCGAGTCTATAAGGCGCTGAAGTTCGGGCTCGTCGGCTCAGCAATGACCAACTGCTATGTCGGCGTATACAAGATCGAGACAGACGGAACACTCACCCTGGCAGTGAATCTCGGCGATAAGAAGCCAAGCCTGACGGCATCCAAGGTTCAGACATTCGCCATCCCCGGCGGTGTCGGGGTCGGTCGAGGGGAGACCGTATTCATCGCGGTACGACAGGTCGGTGGCACTGCCGGTCAGATGTTCACCACCCCTTCATTGCTTCAGGTGACGGAGGTTGTGCAGCCATTGCCGACGTACCCCACAGAGAAGAACAACACTGGCAGTGGGCTTCCCGGTTCTATCTCGGGCGCGATAGTTCGCTCCGAGTCCGCGCCCGCCTGGGGTGCACTCGGTGAGACACTTCTGGATTCGCCGTGGACAGACTTCTCAACACCAGGCACACATTCCTTCCTGATCCCTACAGATGCTCGCTATATCTACATCATTGGGTCTAGCGCTGGCGGGGGCGGTGGCGGTGGCGACGGCGGTTGGAACAAGCCGGGTGAAGGTGGACGCCGCGGGCAATGGGCGGCGGTAAGTCTAGAGCGGGGCGTTGGCATTCCCTGGGATGTCACGGAGTTGGAGATTTACCTCCCGTCTGGCGGCGCAGGCGCTCCCAGCAGAGAGCAGAACGGCAGCGCAGGCGGCGCCTTGAATGTCCACTTCGCCGATAGTCCATTCACGGTCCTACTGAACATCCCCGGTGGTGCGGGTGGGCGACTGGCATACGGCGGGTTTTTCAATCGCGACCCGGTAGGTGAGGCCCAAGTGAACTACCCGTTCTTTGGTCGGCTCTTTGTGGGCGGCCTCGCCGCGGCAATGGACACCAACGGCAATCCACCTGGCGGTGGCGGTGGCGGCGGTGAGGGCGGGGTCGGCGGATCGGCTAATGGCGGTCGTCCGGGTGGCACCGGCTTCTGCGCGATTAGGACAGCCTGATGCCCCAGGGCTTCCCGGTCAAGAGTTCCGGTGGCCAATGGTACGGACGATTCAGCGCGTCAGTCCCCTCCATCCCGTCAGCAGAGGCGTTCGGCACCCCCGAGCTGGTGAAGCTTGTCTACAACCTGCGACCTACCAGCATCCCGTCCGCAGAAGCCTTCGGCTCGATGCTGGTCACATTCCCGCAGTTCACTTACCCCACCGGCATCCCGTCAGGGGAGGCGTTCGGTACAGCGCTTATCCGCAGTTCTTTCAACCCCGTATCCATTCCCTCGGAAGAGGCGTTCGGCGGGCCGACAATCTCAGTTGGCCCGGTCACCTTTACCCCTACAGGTATCCCATCGGCCGAGGCGTTCGGCACCGCGAAGTTCTCCCATGTCGTCATCGTGACGGCGGGCATCGCGTCAGCCGAAGTGGTGCCAGCCCCACGGGTAGGGCGCAACATCGGCGCGACCGGCATCGCCAGCGGCGAAGCATTCGGAACAGCGACAGTCAACCGCGGCGCTGTCAGTGTCACTGCGTCGGGCATCCCATCGGCCGAGGCGTTCGGCGCGGCCACCTTCACGCAGCCGGCGACCGTCAATTACAGCACTCAAGGCGTGGGGAGTGAGACAACCTCGTCACCCACCCAGGTCACGATCAGTCCGAATGCTGGCGAGGACGTGCTGGCCTTCTTCTCGGTCGGCGACGGCGGTGTCATGGGCGCTACCTACGGCGCGAGCAATCTGCCTATGACATGCGTTGGCCAAGCACTGTCATCGAGTAGCACGTTGATCGTGTGTTACCTGATCCGCAATGTTGCTGCGGGTAGCGCAACCATCAATCTGACGAAGATCGGCAACAACTGGGGTCAAGCGGTTGCCGTGTCCTACGCCGGGGCGCAGGGCTTCCGAACGGCTAAACATGTTGTAGGCAACGGAACTTCATTCTCGCAGGCCGTAACCGTTCCGCTCAATGGCCGTACGGTACATGCATTCACGCCCGGTGAGAACAGCACCACCTTGTCAAGTCTCACAGGTGGTACTAGCCGCTATCTGGACAACGCCGGATTTCTTACGCAGTCGATAAGAGATACGGACGCGGATACCTCCTTCACAGGCACACTAAGCGCTAGCCGGCCGTGGGCAGCTTTGGCGGTGGCGCTGCGCGCAACCGCGGTTGGTGGCGTCACTCCGGGAGTTAGCGCGGGAACTGCCAGTGAAGGCAATGGCGACACGCGCACGTTTGATGTCTACGCAGCGACAGGCGATTACGTGTATGCCGTAGTCGCGCAGGACCGAACCGGCAATCCCTCATCGGTCACGTGCGCGGGCACGGCGATGACCTTGATGGACACTCAGACTTTCACTACCGGCGTTGGTACTGGGTTCCTGAAGGTCTACCGCAGTGCATCCGCGATGGGTTCGGCTGGCGCTAAGACGGTTTCCATCACCGCCACAGGCGGCGGTTGGTGGCGTGGCTGCGGTATCGCGGTGTCGGGTGTCACCTCGCCGTCAGGGGTAGTCACCAAAACCTCGGGCTCATCGTCACAACCATCACAGGCCGTCACCTGTTCAGCCGGTGAGTTGATCCTTCAGTTCTTCGCGACTGCTACGGAGCCGACCGGAACTGAGGGGGCCGCGACCCTGTGGCTCTCTCCGGGTGGTTCGTTCATGTTCCCCGTGATCAGCATTTCGGACGAGTCAACGACTTTCAAGCTCTCGAACACCTCTATCAACTGGGGTGCGATCGCCGTGGTTCTCAGCTAGCCGCAAGCCACTCAAGAAATACCAGGGGTCGATATGCCATCGACCCCATCTAGCCCTGCGCAAAGAAAGTGGGAATCAAGATGGCAAATGCTCTGTACGACAAGGGACGTGAAGCTTTCGCGACCGGTGGCATCAACTGGACTGGCGACACCATCAAGGTCGTGTTGGTTGATACCGGCGCATACACAGTGAATCTCGCTACACATCAATTCCTTTCGGACATCCCGGCTGGTGCACGAATCGCTACCTCATCGGCGTTGGGTTCCAAGACGGCGACCGCGGGCGTCTGCGATGCGGCTGATGTCACGCACCCTGCCGTCGCTGGCGCAAGCATCGAGGCGGCAGTGATCATCAAAGACACCGGCAGCGCTGCCACATCACCGCTGATCGCCTACATCGACACCGCGACCGGACTCCCAGTGACTCCCAACGGTGGTGACATCAACGTCGTTTGGGACAACGGCGCGAACAAGATATTCAAGCTGTGAACCCGCGGTCGCTCGTCAAATGGCTTGTGCCGGTCGTGCTTGATGCTGTCCAGGACTATCTCAAGAAAAACCCCGAGCTGTTAGATCAGTTCGGTGAGATCATCACCGCCAAGCTCGTGGCGGCGCTGCCAAGGGTCATCGACAATCTGACCAACATCACCCCCTGGAAGATCGACGATGTCGTGCTGGACAGTCTCGCGAAACGCATCGTGAACCTACTGCCGTCATTCCTGCCTGATTTTCTGAAATTCAGGCGGCCGTAGATGAATCGGCTCGTGCAGACAGCGCTGTTTGGTGCCGGCCTAGCGAGTGTTGCCGCACTCACGGCAGGACTGACATTCATCATCCTCACCCGTCTCTACTCACCGGGTGAGAAGGACCCGCGCCTTGCGGAAGGGAAACACGGATGGTGATCCGATGATGCGTTTCACGCGATCGAGGCCGATGATGACACGCGAAGAGATTGCACAAGAAGTTATTTCAGTAGCAGCGATGCTCGGCGTGGAGCCGAAGGGTGTCAAGATCGCGCTCGCTACGATCGCCGTGGAGGTTGGCACGACTAACCCCGAGTCTGGCGAGTACGGCTGGTGGTGCTTCGCCAACATCAAAGACCCGCAATGCCTGGCGCTGCCACACGACGCTGAGGGGGACGACGGCTACTCATCGGGATACTTTCAGCAGCAGGCGCCCAAAGGTGCAAACTGGGGGTGGGGTGGACTGTTCGGCGATCCCGTTGGTGCATTCCGCCGCATGGACATTCGCGAGTCCTCACGCATGTTTCTGGAGGCGCTGTTGCGCCTGTCGTATGACTACCGCGGTAATTCGCGCTCACCGGGCCGGATGGCCCAGGACGTACAGCGATCGGCGTTCCCGGACCGCTACGACGAGCACTGGCGCGAAGCCAACGAAGTCTATGACCGCGCCGTCAGTGGCAATCCCGGCGAGCCGGAACAGCCCTCGGGACCATGGACGGGTGACCCCGTATGGCTCGCCGACGTGCTGCGCGCCGAGGGCGTGGCCGTAGTCGAGTGCTCCGTAGGCGATGTGAGCTGGCTGGAGCGCGGCCACGGCGACATGGGCTCACTCTGGGGTGTCGTCAATCACCACACCGGAAGTAACGGCTCAACGTGGCGATCCATCTGGGATGGACGTCCAGACCTGCCAGGGCCACTGTCGCACATCCATTTACGCCGCGATGGCGTGGCTGAGCTTGTCGCTGTCGGTGTGTGTTGGCATGCGGGAACAGGCGCGTACGGCGATCTGAGGCCCGGTACAGGTAATCAGCGGACCATAGGCATTGAATGCCAGAACGATGGCGGCGGCTCATCCGATCTGCCTTTACGCCATCGCAGCTCGTGGCCCGACTCCCAATATGAGGCGCTGGTCAAGATCAACGCCGCGATCGGTCGCCGCCTCGGCGTTGATGCAAGCCGAAGCATCTCGCACAAGGAATACGACGACGGCGACCCGCAGACCGATGAGGGCAAGTGGGACCCCGGCCAGATCGACATGGACATCTTCCGTGCCGATGTTCAGCGTCAAATCGGCTCCAACACAGGAGGTTTCCTCATGGCACTATCGGACGACGAACAGCGCGAGATCTTGGGCTACGTTCGGGAGCAGCGAGAGATCGTGGAATCACTCTCTCCGCTGCGCCATCTCGGTGAGAAGAAGGCGAACAACATTGCCGGGTACATCAGGGTGATGGACGCCAACAGCCACGTCGAGGCGATTGAGAAGCGCGCTGGGTACGGAGACGCCAAAGCGATTGAGCTACTGGAGGAGATCGCTGGGGCAGACCCCGACGAGTACCCGGATCGTCAGCGAGACGCCGAGCTAGCCCGTCGCATCCTGGCTAAGGTCAGGGGCGAGAAGTGATCGTCAACGGTCAGTTTGTCGGCTACGGCCGAGGTGACAACGGTCCCGAGGTTGAGCGAGTCCGGTACTACCTCACCGAGAAGTTTCGATGGGCGCGCGACATGGGTATGACCCACGGCGACTACTTCGATGAACTCACTGAGCGCGTGTTGATTCAGTTCCAGAAGAACGTCGGGCTACCGGCAGTTGGCATCGCGAACTACGCGACCAGGCTGCGTTTGTACGGACTTAAACCGCTTCCATGGCAGCGCATTACCGTATACACGTTCGCCGGAACATGGTCCGCCGCGGACTGGGGTTTCCAGGCTGACGCGGCACGCGGGTTGGACCCCGGATTCTTCACCTGGGTGCCGATCGACTACCCAGCCAGTTTCGGCCCCATCCCCGGTGGTCCAGTCACCGGCATTACGTCGCTGTCGTACCAGGAATCGGTAGAGGTCGCTGTAAGGGCTGGCATCAAGCGGATCGCCGCGACGCCGGGCAAGTTCATGCTCGGTGGCTACTCGCAGGGTGCCGAGGCGGCATCGCGTCTATTGCGAGAGATCATTCACGGCGGCTCCCTGTCGCACCGCGCGAGTGACTTCATCGGCGGCTACACCTTTGGTAATCCGTGTCGCGAGGAGAACCACACCTGGCCCGGTGACACACTCGCGGGCCGCGGCATCTCGCCGAATCGCATCGAGGGCACGCCGCTCACCTGGCACGATTATGCACACGCTGGCGATATGTATACAGCCGTGCCGAATGGTGATGCTGGCGACGACATTACAGCCGTCTATGACGTGCTGACGCGTCTCCAGATTCACGACCCGTTTCAGATGGCCATAGATATGGTCGCGGCATTGACTGGCAAGGGTGGTCTGGCTGAGCAGATCGCCGAGCTGTTGGGTAACCCGCTGAACCTGATCGATGCCGCGCGCGCCGCTGGTATCGCGATTCGGTTCGCGGCATCCGGTGCTCGCGATCACGGCACCTACGGGATTGATGACGTAATGGACGGCTCAGGGCGTAGCTCTGTCCACCATGCCATCGATTCGATGAACGCATACGGTCGCAAAGTGCTTGCGGTGTAGCGAATTACGAGAGGATTAATCATGCCGAATCTGAGTGAAAAGCTGACATCGACACAGCGAATTGCGTTGTACGGCGTTACCTTCGTGGTACTCACGGGACTCGCCGCTGCCAATGTCATTGACAAAGAAGCGGTACCGCCGTTGCTGGACATGGCCGGAACCATGCTGGGTCTCGGAGTGATCGGCGTGGCCGGTCGAGTGCTGCACGAGCAGCGGCGAGACGGGTTGTTCTGACGTGAACTGGAGCGGCATCGGAGCCGACAACCTGATGGACTTGGTCGCCTACGGCATCATCGGCATTGCCTACGTGCTGTCGCAACGACAGACGCGCAATCAGTTGGAAGCCATTCGCGGTCAGGTCCAAAACGGTCATAAGACGCCGATGCGCACCGACCTTGACGAGGTGAAAGACGACGTTCGCGGTATACGAAAGGACTTTGGCGACTTTCGCTCTGAGGTCCGCACCGGGTTCCGCAATCTGCGCGAAGACCTCAATGCCGAACGCGACGAACGTATTGCGTCGGACCAGGAACTAGCGAAAAGGCACCGCCATGATCGGTAACGTCGCGATCGTCGATCGTATCAACCTCATTCAGGGCCAGGACCTCGCGCACCGATGGGACGTGCCAGTAGGTGATAACCTGCCCGCTGGCACCACCGTCACGCTGTACATGTACTCGCACAATTTCAGTGAGACGCTTGGCGTCTGGCCATCGATCGACGTTGACGCCTCCGGTGCGAGCTTCTTCATCGAGGCCGAGGACCTAGAGCCGATCCCAGCCGGGGCACGGTTTCGCGTCTATCTCGTCTACCCAGACGCCCCCAAGCCTCGGCTGGTCTGGATTCTTGGCACCGTCTCAAGGCAGGGGTAGCGGATGATTGACGAATCTGTTCTGAATGCTATGTGCACCACAATGGTTGGCTACTTCGATGAGGTCTCGCTACACAACAGCGAGCCCGGTGCCGGTGGTGCCAATGAGATGCCCGGCATCGCACGCAAGACACCGACATGGGCGCCTGCGGACAACGGCGAGTCAACGGCGGTAGTCACATTCGCGGCTTACGTCGGTGTATCGACACACATCGGCTTCTGGCATGCTGGTGCATTCGTAGGGTCCCGGCCGTTCGTTGCGAACTTCGAGGCCGCAGCCGATCTGGTTGTGGCGCTCAATCCATATGTGCAGGAACGCACATGACCCTGGTATTCCCACCTAAGCCGTTCACGCGGATGGTTCACGCGCGGCCCGGTGTGCTGTCCCAGCCCATCGAGGGTGTCGGCAAGGGTGCGCGCGTCGGCGTCGTTGCTGATGTGCGCGTGACGGGCAAGATGCACGTCACCGACACCTTCACCAACCTGGACAAGTTCGCCATGGTTTACGGCGGCCTGCCGTTCTTCGGTGGTGATCCCTATATCGACGCCGGAAAGCTAGCTGGCCGCGGCCTTGTGCGCCACAAGGTGCAGGCAATGAGCGACAACGGCCGCGCCAACGCGGTCATCGGCTCACTGGCTGGCGGCAAGACCCGGCTGGTGATCTGTGGTGACGCGTTGTTCAACACCTACTACGGCATCGAGGTTGAGACCGGCATCATCAATAACAAGCTGCACATCATCAAGGGCCGCGGTAACGCGGCGACGGTGACCAAGCACGCGACGGTCAGCGTTGCGTGGGCCAACAGCGATTCGGTGTCGGTGTGGTATGACGAGCCCAACCACACCATCCGCGCCTACCGGAACAACACGCAGGTAACGAGTCTGGCGGTGCGCGCTAATGAGATCAACCATGGACCGGGGTTCAGAAACCACGGCGTCGCGGTCGGAGTGGATCTGTTCCTAGGTGTGATCAACGTCGGCGCGCTGTTCACGTCATACGAATATCTCGACGTGTAGCGCTACCAAAACTGTAGGACATGAACTGTCAACTACCGGGCTACATTCAGCTCTGAGACCCCGTTATCCGAGCCTGGAGTAGAGATGCCCGATCTGTCATTCACCATGGACCGCGACGCGTTCACAGAGGCTGTCACGTGGGCCGCACGCATCATCCCCGGTAAGCCACAGACGCCCATCCTGGCGGGAATGCTGGTGACGGGAGGGCCATCAGGACTGACGCTGAGCAGCTTCGACCTGGATGTGAGCGCCGAGATCGGCCTACCAGAAGCGCAGCAGGTGACGCCGGGTAGCTCTCTGGTCAGTGGCCGACTGCTCGCGACGATCGCCAAGGTGCTGCCACGCAAGCCGGTCACCTGGACCGACAACGGTTCAACCGTGGCCATCCAGTGCGGCAAGGTTGACTTCAGTCTCCCGACAATGGTCGCCGACCAGTATCCCGTGCTGCCGGTGCTGCCCGAGGACACCGGCACCGTGAGCGCCGACGAGTTCAGCCATGCGGTCACGCAAGTGATCGGCGCGGCCAGCAGCGACGAGGCCAAACCCGGTCAGATGTGCGTGAGCCTGGAGATCACCAGTCAGTCCACACTGACACTCACGACAACCAACGGCCACCGGATCGCCATGCGTGAGATCGACTGGACGCCGCTGTCCGACAACCTGGCCATTGGGCAACGTTTACTGATCCCGACGCGAGCGCTGGCCGAGATTGGCCGACTCGGTGACGATCAGGTCTATCTCGCCATCAGTGGGAATGAAAGCGACGCACAGCTTCTCGGCATCCATGGCGGTACCCGACGCATGACTTCGCGACTCGTCGATGACAAGTTCCCAAACTGTCGAGCCGCGCTGCCGAAGCAATACCTGACCACCGCGGCCGTTCTCGTCCCCGAGATCGCCGAGTCTGTCACCCGCGCGCTGGCGGTCACCGGCTCGTCGGCTGACAACCATCCGAGGATGAAATTGACCTTTGGTGACAACACGCTGAACGTCTACGCGAGCACTTCGATCGGCACGGTCAATGAGGACATTGACGTGCAGCTCAACGGAGAGCCTGAGACCGTGTGGATCAACCCCGTGTACCTCATGGACAGCCTGAATGCTCTCGACAGCGACAAGGCGACCATCGGCCTGCAAGGTGGTCTGCGCGGGTTGATGTTTGCGCCGGATGTTGTCGAGGCAGATGATCTTCTGGCCAATCCGCTTGCCGGTGAGACGATTCAGATGATCCAGCCGATTCGCCACACCGAACCGGCCACGTAGATCGTTGGGAATCAGGTGATTTCGCGAATCTCTTCCAAGATGTCTACGTCGGACTTACCGGTGGCTGTTGACACAGCGGAGAGAAGGATGCTCACCAATATCCTGAGTCCACGTGTCACGTCATCTTTGAAATTTGGATTACCAAGATCCTTCGCTAGATCGATCAAAGGTTCCGATTTCAGCTGCGAGACGCAGAGTCCAATTGCGAGATCGAGCGCTTCCTTCTCTTCATCTCTTTCTTCATCATCATCATTGTTCACCGGGGGATTGTTTCACGAACCTTGCCATCGTGGGTTGCGATCAAATCGCTTGGCCCTCACATACCACCCCTGGCGGTTGTAGCGCTGGAACCCGTCCGGTGAACCGGGTAACTGGCGCTCCCGTCAGGGGTGCCAAAAGGAGACGCCCCCAACCGCATTCAGTTGCGGTTGGGGGCGTCTTTTTCGTTCTACTGCCTGGTATCCAGTTCGGCTATGATGTCGGAGATTAGGCGACTTCCCGCCTCGATTCGATCGTGGACGCAGACAGCTCCTACACACGGGGGACCGTTGAATACCCTTTCAATCAGCCCTCCCAGTCGTGAGTCGCCAGACGCCATGTTGCCACCGAACATCGTCCACCGGCGCATCTGGAACGCCGAGAGCGGCACAAAATGCGGCAGCGCTCCGGGTAGATTTGGTCCGACAAGCACCACGGCGTTATCGCTCGTAGACTCCACAACCCGTGATCCCTCCGGTGGTGGAATCAGCTCACCGTTGAGGTCGCTCGCGATACCGACCAGTACCAGACGAGAATGCCGTGCGCTAATGCCATTCAGGGTGCAGTCAGGAAAGTCCGCGGGTCGCAAGACCGTTAGTTCTAATCCCATCATTGTGTCAGTCATCAGAACTCGTATCCTTCCGCTTCTGAAATCTCTTTCTGGTAGCGCGTTTCCAGCCGATCGAACCACTCGGCAGGCCATGGGTCGTCATACATCGCGCCGAGGATTGATCCCGCGACCGCCGCGATCGAGTCGCTGTCACCGCTCGTGACCGTCGCGCGGCGCAGCGCGGCTATCGGGTCATTGGGAAACAGATCGATGCAGAACAGCGCGCACGCCAGCGCATCGTGAGCGCGCCAGCCGGGGCCTGCGTGCTCACACGGATCGAGATCCCACGGATCAGCACCAGCATCACGCAACTGGCGAAGTGCGATATCCGCGGTCAGCAGACGGTCCTGGACGAAGAGCAGACCGCGCGTCATGAACCGACGCACGCCGACCTCAGCGACGACAGGGTGACCGTCGATCCAACGGTCAACATCCGTAAGTAGAGACGAATCATGATGTAGCCCAGTGCTTGCCAGATAGATCGCCTCTTCGAGCAGCCGCCCTGGGTAGATGCTTCGCGCTTTGCGGATGATCGCTGCGGTTAAGAGCGACGCGGCGATGCCTGTCGCGCGTCCGTGGGTGGATGCTGCTTGCCACGCGGCGACCCCCTGCCAGCTGCGATCTTTGGTTACGAAAGCTGCGGGACTGACGCGCATTACCGTGCCGCATCCATCCGAGTTCAAAACGGTGGCCTTGGGCCAGGGGAAGTCGTTCTTCAACGCCCCGATAGCGCGCATGCACGTGTTGCCCGGTGCGCGGTTGTTGTCCGGGTCATCGAACCACTTGATCCACTGATCGATGATCTTGACGCCGACCTCATCATCGGTCACATCTTTTGTGTCGTGGAGACCTCGCGCGAGCGCGAGCGTCATCTGAGTGTCGTCGCTGATGATCAGCTTCTCGGGCAGCTCTGGGCCCATTAGCCCGTTTTCGGTGAGCTGAGCGTACGACCTGAACTCATTGCGGTAGCCCCACGCATCGCCATAGGCGACACCACGGAGCACGTTGGACCATTTACTAGGCATTTGGTTTCCTCATGTGGAAGGGGACGCAGGTTTCGCATTCGTACTTTCCGGACTCATCAGCGACGTACACACCGAGAGGTGTGGTGTGCCGCTTCGCGCTGGGCCGCTCCTTGATGGCGAAACGCATGTACATACCCGAGTGCTCGTCGCACGTGACCATTCCGCCGTTATCGATCCAAACCCTCTTGGCCATGAGCAGCCCTTTCGTCCGTTGTTTGGTAGACCAATCTACCGTATCACATTGGTAGAGCCGTCTACTAGCATCTCGGTAGAATGAACTACCAAGACAACACAACATCAGAGGACACCCATGACCGACGAAAAGATCGTTGACAAGATCGCAAAGCTGTTGCGACAGGCCGAGGATGTGGCAGGTACGCCCGAGGAGGAGGCATTTCAGGAACGCGCCTTCGCGCTGCTTGCCAAGCATGGCATCGACCTGGCGACTGTGCGCGCGCATCAGCGCGGTCTCGACATCAGCGACATACCGAACGCCATCGACACGCTAATGCTCGTTCATAGTCCTTACGCGAGTGAGCAGAAGCACATGCTGTCCATCCTCGCGGAGGCGTTGCACTGCAAGACCGTTGGACTCAATGACATCCCGTTCGTGCACGTCTTCGGTATGTCTCACCATGTTGAGCGTCTACAGATGCTCTGGGAGATATTGCAACCACAGGCGACGCGCTTGGTTGCCAAAGTGCAGATGCCGGAACAGAAACGGGTTCAGAAGCTCACCCAACCCGAGTGGGCGGCGATGAATAGAGCCGAGCGGATGAACCACCTGGTGGAGATGTCGCGCGAAATGCGCGCACCGGTATCGCTGCACGTCTACCGCCGGTCCTGGTTGATCGGGTTCGCCGCGTCGATCGCTCAGCGCATCAAGCTCCAGGAAGGTGAGGCCGCCGACAAGGCTGGCGTGGTCGCGCTGTACAAGTCCGACCGTGAGCGCGCTGACGACGCGATGCGCGGCGCGTACCCGGACGCCGTCAACACGATGGTGGACCAGTTCAGTGACGATGGATTCAACCAGGGCGCGCGCGCCGGACAGACCGCGACCATGGATCGGCCGGTTGAGTCGGTAGACCCTCTAGGTTTGCCGCGCTAGTAGCTTGCACTACCGGCCACGTCACTAGACTAAAAGGTGACAACTGGAGGACACTTCATGACCATGGCAACAGCTCCCACCAACGCAGCCGGATGGCTACGCGACAACGGTTTCAAGCTGTCTCGCGCAGCATCGGCGCGTTTCGCGGACACGTTCAACGATCTTGTCGAGCGCTACGCAGACCCAGCGGAGTATCCGATGCGCGACGCGGCGATCATGGCTGCGGCGCGGTATCTCTCGGAAGAGCTGACCCTGGATGATGCTGGTTTGGCGCTGGAGCGAGCGCGGAGCCGCGCCGACACGGGCATGGCCGTCGCGCGCGTCGTGGCGCTGCTGTCGATGGAGGACGGTCTGAGTGAGCATGGCGCACAGCGCGCGGCCCGCGTTGATCGTATGACGGTGCGGCGTTGGAGAGGGAAGCGGTGACCGACTATCTGGGTCTGACTGACATCTGCGCGTGCGGTCACGACCTGGAAAGCCACGACCTCGGCGACCCGCACCATCGCGCCGGCGCGTGCGCTGGCCATGAGCTGGACGGCCCGTGCGACTGCACGCACTACCGTGAGAAGTGTCGGTGCCCCGAGTGTGATGACCTGGAGGAGATCGAGGTCGAAGAGATGACCACGCGGACCCTGCTGACGACGCTGGGCGTGCTGGTCGGGTTTGGTGCTCTGCTCGGCCTGACGTTCGGGAGACTCATCAGACGCTAGATGCGTCACAGTGGCGAAACACGTTGATACAGAAGCACCCCCGAGATTCACTCTCGGGGGTGCTTTTTTGTATCTGCGGTGCGGATCAGCTCTTCTTGAGCTTCAAGGTACCGACGTAATCATTGTCGTAATCCCGAATCTCGAAGTCCGTCATGAGGTTCTGGATCTGATCGTCAATGGTCGGCGTGGCGATGCCCTCTTCGGCCTCAAACTGCGCCTTGAGCTGGTTATGTAGCGACACTGCTGCGCCAACCAGATCGGTGGTACCCAGCTTGTAGTTGGTTCCACCATTGAGCCGACCGATCGCGAACGTCTTGGCTCGCTCCAGAGCCTCGCGCACGAACGCCGGATAGAAACCGACCACCACACCATCACCAAGCTGGATGGTCATCGCCTCATAGACCTTGTCGTAGTTCACGTCATCTGCAAGACGCTCGGTTGCGACGACGGCCTTGATCAGACGCTCAACACCGTTGCGGTCCAGCGCCGCGACCTCCACCACTGCATCGATGCGACCGGGACGGAGCATGCCCTTGTGGATGCGCTCAAAGTGGTTGGTAGTCATCAGAAGTGCGACCTCGGACCCCTTGGATGTCACACCATCGAAGGTCTCCAGCAGCTTGGACACCTGATCCACGTCGCTGGTCGATGTCTGGTTGTCCACATCCTCGATGAAGACCACCGCGGGCTGGTACAACTTCGCCGTGCGGAGCACATCGTTGATGTCATCGCCCGGCCGTGCAGCGATGAAGGTCCAACCGTTCTGGACAGCCTCCAGCGCGGTGAGCTGACCGGCCGAGGTCTTCCCGGTACCGTACGGCCCCTCCAGCAGCAGCGCGCGCTTGATGCGCACACCCTCGCCTTTGAGCGCCTTGCGGTGCCGAATCACCGACCACAGAGTGCCTTCCAGTGTGCTCATCACTTCGTCGGAGAAGACGATCTCACTCGGTACGATGGTCGCGAGGTTCAGGAACTCAGGTTCCTCGGTGCCGACAATCGCCTTGCCGCGATAGATCGAGTTGGTTTTCAGCTCCTCACCGATCGCATCCAGGAACTCACGCGCGATCTTGGCGTTCTTCTTCGCGGTGATGACGGTGACATGAGTGACGATTCCGTTGTCGCGATCGCGCTTGCCGCCCACGGTGACCAACGTCCGGTTATCAACGCTGGGCAGGTAGACGTTGCCCCATGGAACTTCCAGGGTCTCCGTTGCGGAAATCTGCACCGTGCGGGTTTCCGGGGGCTCGGGTGGAGAGAAGAAACCGCCACCGCTCGGAGCGCCGATGGTGATACCGAACATGCGCTTCATCACCCGAGAGGTGGCGACCGCGCCGTCAAACGGGCGGAACTGGTAGGTACGGCTGGTCTGTTGCACCGACTCGGCCTCGTCCTGCATGCGCTCCAGGATCTCCTTGGCGCGGCCGTATGTAATGCCTTCCGGCAGAACGATCTGCGGGTTGTTGTGAAAGGTAACCTCATCACCGGTGATGATGTCGGTATCGTTCATTGGTTTCTCACTTTCATTGAATGCACCTTTCGCGCCTTGCGAAAGAGGTTGTTGTTGTTGATGGTTGGGCACCCCGCCCGCCACCCGGTATAGAAGAACGGGCGGGGTGCCGTGTGTTGGTGACGTGAGCCAGTCATAGGGTCCGCGCCCAATGACCACTTAGCGCGCTAGCTCGCGTCCTTACCGTGATCGCGACCAACGAAATCACTTCTCAGACAAGCGAGACGGGACCAGGGGTCGCGAGGGTCGCTCCCGACCCCTGGTGATCTGCCGACTAGTTAGACAGTAGATCTTCGCCTTGTTCGATTTGCGTCAGCTCCGCCTCCAGAGATTCCACTTCGGTCACGAGAGCACGAAGCTCACGTTTGCGATTTGCAATCTTCTGGGTAACGACCCTGCGCCGTAGGCGCAGTGCTGCTAACGCCTCGTCTCGGCTCATCCCATCAGGCAGTCGAACCATGTTCACCTCCCTATTTCCGCTTGTCGTTGTTGTGATTGACACCCTGCGGTGTCGGTGATCAGTGTAGCAGTAGTGGTAGACAAGTCTACCAATATGGACTCACTGAAATTGTTGTACAAGGCAACGCTACGTCAAATGGTGGACATAGACCTCGTGCAGTTTTGGTAGTAGAGTCATCTACCAACGTGCAACTGAGGAGGTTCACCATGTCAGAACAGGTCTTCACCGCGACCGACCCGGACGGCGACACGCTGGACGTGCAGCACTGGGCTAAGGCGCAGAAGATCACCGTCAAGGTCCTGGACCGAGACGGCGATTTTCAGTCGGTCGAGCTGGACTATGGCAACGCTGCTGAGCTGGCGACAGCCATCACGGGGACGCTCGCGGAGGTGGCGGGGGCGTGACCGACCCCTACGCAGCGATGTGCACGACTCTCTGGCGTGCAACTATCCTGGGCATGCTCGTCGTCATAGCGCTTGGCGTCTGGGTGCGCTGAAAAATCAAGGAACTGAGACCTGCTGTATGGCAATAGGTCTCAGTTCCGGTCGTCTACCTTAGTGATCGCCTGATCAACGTGAGATACGCGCGCTGGACAGACGTAACTCATGCCCATGCGTGTCGCGTTAATGACGCCGTTGCTGCCCTTGTCGTGATTGAGCGCGACCCACTTGGCCATCTCTTCGGTGCTGTAGTTGCAATGCTCGACCGCTTGGTCATAGAGCGCGTCGAAGCGGAAGTCACCATTTGGGTAGGCGCGTCTGAATTCAGTGCCCCAGGCCTGCTGGTTGACCTCGGACTTCGTTTTGAGTACATCAGGTGCGCTAGCCGGCGCTGAGCACGCCAGGACGCAACCAGCGGTCAGCGCGGCTAGCGCGATCTTGGTGAACATGGCGTGATGCTAGTACCAACTTGGAACCCAGGGGAGGGGGATTGAGATACGTTTCCTGACCCCCGTCAGATTACGACGTGCCAGTCATCTCCGATTGCCGTGCGGAGGAATGCCATATGGACGTGGATCTGGAACAAGTGAGTGGCGTCCACGATCGCGGGCGCTCCCATTAGCAGTCCGGGTGCGAATCCGTACACTTCATCGAACTGAAGTGCGCCGAGATGCTGGTGGGTCCGTTCAAACATGGGCTGCTCATCGCGATCGTAGAACTCGAATCGATCCAGGGTGGATGCACCGAAGAACGCGTGCATTGTGAGCTCAAGGCCGCTTGGTGATAGATCCCGCGCCTGTGGTTTCGGGTACAAGATTCCGCGCGCCATATCAACGATGAGCGACATGCCGTAGCCGGGCGTCCAGAACCAAACCTTTCCGAATGCGCTTCGGGCGAACGGAATGAACTGTGCGTCCTCGCCCAGCCTCGGGTGCCGGACTCGATCGAGAATTATCTCCTCGGTGGTCAGCTTCCACTCGATCGGATCAACAAGCCATGCAGCCCCTTTGCCGAATCCTGAGAAGCCAAACTCTCGCCAGTATGAGATGAGGCAGTCGGGAACGAGTCCCGTGTATGCCCGCACGTGCTCGTCTGTGCATGCAGGGCCCTGAATCGAGAACGGCAGATCCTGAAGGAAACACTCGAAGTGTTCATCGGCCATCTGGTCACCCCCGTCCGTCTGTGAGTCTGATGTTCACGATGGCGTCTCGTGGTTGAGTTTCGAGAAACGCCCTGAGAGCGTCCTTTTCCTGTTTGGTCAGATTACCTAGTGCGTTGTTGACCTGCCAATCACCATATGTGTACGCCCGCGTGTAGCCGCCTCCCGCCCCGTCCGGGTTATGTATGACTGGCTGCGGGATAAGCCCTGGTTCCCTAGGGAATTGAGCTTCGGCGTACTCGCCCGCAAGGCGTTTTGCATCTGCGGGACTGTGTCCCGCATTGATCAGATCAGCATAGCCATAATCGTTCAAACCTTGTCGTAGCTCATTGCGCAAGTCGGTGGTGGGCTGACGCGGTGCGTCCATGTTGTCGAGGACCTGCTGAACGCTTTGGGTGTTGTAGCCGTGCTCCCACATTTGGGTATGGCGGTCGATCTCTGCGCTGTGATCGGCAGCAATCTTGTCGGTGTACGTGGGGTGGTGAATGTCGTATTGCGGGGTTCGTGGCAACTCGTCTACGGATACCCCATGGTGGGCTGCGAGGTCGGCAAGGTTCTGTTCGCCTCTGTCCCAGTCGAGTTGGTCGCGTTCAAGGCGGTGTGCGGCGCGGGAGTCGTTCAGGATGTCATCGGCTGAACGCGGGAGTCCGGCAGCGTGTTCGATGCTGGAGGGAATGCCGTGGTCTCCGCCGGGGTGGTCTACCGCAGGTGCCGGGTGGTCCACTGTCGGTGTGGGATGGGTTGGGCCGCTTGGCGGTTCGGTGGGTGCGTGTCCCGTGACTGGCGTGTGGGGTTCGGCGCCATGAGGGGTGGGTGGGTGCCCTGGCGCAGCGTCTTCGAGTCCGTGGGTGAGGGCGCGGCCTTCGGTGCCGAGTAGTGCTCCTTCGCCGCCGACGGGTGCTGTGGCGATACCTGCGGCGATCTCTATGCCGTGTTTGCCGATGAAGGCTTTGGGGTTGTCAATGCCGGATTTGACCTCATCGATAGCGCCCTTAGCCTGGTCGATGCCACGTTCCACCTGGTGGACGGGATCGGGATTGACCACATCCCACAACCCCTTAGCGACGCCCTTCCACGCCTCTTTCGCGTGGTCGCCACCGTTGATACCCAGCAGGTCATCCTTGGCGCGGCCGGATTGATCCCATTTCTCGGCGAAAGCCTCGCCACCGGATTGCCGGACACGCTCAGGCGTACCGGGTTCGGGTGTCGCGACCATGGGCCGGTCCTGCTGAGCGCCCTTGATGGCCTCAGACAGCTTGGCCTCCACCTGATCAGGCGGATACTGCGTGGCCAAGATACTGCGGAACTTGTCGATGGCCGCTTTGCCCTGGGGAGTGTTGGGGTCCAGCTTGGGCGCGGGCACCGTGCGCGCGTCCGGCGGGGGCGGTGGTTTATCCAATGGGCTTTTGGGCTCGGTAATGCCCATCACGCCCAGTTTGTCGGTGAGGCCACCTGCGCGTGGATCGGGCTGGAAGGGCTTGTCGCCGGGTGAGGGCGGACCCAGCACGGGTGCGTGCGGATCGGCAGCGGTAGCGGCTGCGGCCTGCGTGCTAGCCGGATCAGTGGCCTTGGGATACATCTCCTTGTAGTTGACGGTGGTGGCGTTCGGGTCGCCCGGTTTCGGGGTGGCGGCGTCGCGCAGAATCTTGCGGCCATCGACAAGCGCCGCTTTGGGATTGATGCGGGAGAGCATTTTCTCGCGCGCGGCGTCGGCCTGGGATTTGAGTTCGGCGTCGGCTTTCTCCCACTTGCCGACATACTCTTCGATCTGCCGTTGGGTGTCGGCGACATGGGCGCGGTTGCGGGCGATGGAATCGTCGCTTTCACCCTCGGTCGGCGTGTAGTGCATTTGATAGTTCTGATCGATCGAGACGCCCTTGTCGGCGTGCGCCAGCACCCGTTCGATGAGGTTCTGCCCGCCAGTCAGATTCGGCAGCACCGAGTAGGTGATGGTCGCGGTCATCAGCGAGGCAGCGTCGGCGATGGTGTCGTCGGCGTTATCGGTGCCCTTGCAGTCATCGGCGGCAGCTTCTTGGCAGGCGCCGGCGAACTGCCCGGACCAGTAGGTGCCGTCCGGGGTGGTGGCCCAGCGCTTGTAATCGTCGTCGTAGTTGGCTTTCAGCGCCGCCGTGCGGGGCCGCAAACGGTCCAGCAGCGTCATGTAGTCATTGGCCTTCTTGGCCATGAACTCATCCAGTGGCGTCACCACGAATGCCCTATGTGCGCGTGGGCGACTGGTAGATGCTGGGCAGACGTTGGTATCCGGTGTTGAGCTGTTCGGCGGTCACGAACGCCGCGTGTGCCGCGTCGTAGATGTCGCTGATCGTCTCCAACCGCGCTGCGGCGATGCGCTCCACATCCGAGATCGCATCAGAAAGAGCGTGCAGCGCCGCCAGCCCCGCACTGGCACCAGGGGTCGACTGCTCGCTGGCCGGGATACGGCCCCGGATCTCGCGGGCAGTCTCACGCAGGTGTGGACCGACCTTGCCCATCGCCGCCAAGTCAGCCTGCAACACGTTCTCGTCGCCCGACAT